CAAAACACCTCGGCATAGGCAGATCAACAGCTTACAAGGTGATCAGAAACACCACGCCATAAGCCATGTTTATGCTTCGTTCTTCCTTAGCGTGGTTCTACGAAGAAACCTTCCGATGGGGCCAAATACTCCGAGAGTGATCGGCGGCACTGCAAGAACCACAATCACAAACCGATCCGCACTGCCTTCTCGCGCGCTGCCCGCCGGGCCGCCCGTGCTCAGGCAAAGGCTTTCGTGCGTGAACACGACCTGATGGATTGTGCGCGGGAAGATTGATCACCTGCCGCAACCCGTCGTCGCATCTGCTATTTTGTAAGTAAGCGTTTAGTTAAGGAGTAACGCAATGAAGTTGACCGACCTGAAACCCGGGATGATCGTGGTGGCTGATGAAGGCTTCACCTGCCTCGATGCCGGCGAATATGTCGTGCAGGAGCATAACGGCAACCTGTTCATCCCCTGCCGTGGCGGTGAAAACGATGCTGACACCGATCCCGGATATGTCGAGCGGCACTATCTCGACGGTCAGGTCGGAGACGACGGTGAGCTGATCGGTCTGTCGACCCCTCCGACGCGCGCCATTCTGATCCACCTGACAACCAAGGAGTTGGAGATCATCAACGCCATCTTCGACGTTGTGTCCGATGACGACGATGAAAACGGCGCTGTCGCGGCAAAGCTGTCGATTGCTGTCGCCGAGATCCGCTCTGCGCCCGTGAGCGTGGCGGAATGATCCCGATCCCTCGCATCACCTATGAAACGCTCTGCGCGATTTGGGGGAAGAACCTTGTCTCAAGGTTCTACCACCCCGCCCCGACCGGAACCTTCTGATCCCTGCGACGACTGGTCCTTGCACGACCTGAGCAAGCTAACGAAAGGCAAGAGCTAATGCCGCTTCTCTACCAACACCGGATCTATCGCACGGATCTGACCAACAACCCGAAGGTGCTCTACGTCTTTGGCGACAACTCAAAGCGCGTCGGCATGGCAGGTCAGGCGCGCGAGATGCGCGGCGAGCCCAATGCTGTCGGTATCGCCACCAAATGGAAGCCCGACATGAACCCCGCCGCGTTCTTCTCGGATCGCCTGATCGAGGAGCAAAAGCGCCTGTTCGAAGGCGACATTCGCCCGGTCATGCAGGCACTTGTCGCTGGTCGGATCGTGGTCTGGCCGTCTGACGGTATTGGCACCGGTCTGTCTGAGGTGCCGGAGCGATCGCCCAAGATGTGGGCGTTCATGGAAGAGGTTCGCAAAAGATTGGAGATGATCTGATGGACATTGTGTTCGATATCGACGGCACTCTCGCCGACGCATCCCACCGACTGCCGCATATCACAAACCCCGAGCAGCCCAAGAACTGGGATGCCTTCTTTGATGGCGCCGTGAATGACACGCCGATCCCGGAAGCCTGGGAGATCCTCTATTCGCTGCTCAGCCAGCATAACCGGATCATCTTCATCACCGGCCGTCCAGAGCGTCTTCGCACTCCGACCTATAACTGGCTGACCGACACGTATTGCGAGCACCGCGCAAATTCTGCCTGGTATTGGCAGGAATGTCCGTCGTCACGAAAACCGGTTCTTTACATGCGTGGAAATGGCGACCGCCGACCCTCCAGCGAGGTGAAGCGCGACCTGCTGCAAAAGGCGCGCATGGATACCTTCGACCCCAAGATCGCATTCGAAGACCGCGCGGCCGACGCCAAGATGTGGCGCGACGAAGGTCTGTTCTGCTGCAACGTCAATGAAGGGCAATTCTGATGGCCATGTCACCCGAAGAACGCAAACCGACCATCCTCAACGTGATCTCCGACCTGGAGGCGCTGCTGAGCGAGGCGGAGGACCGCGAAATGACCGATGAAGAGTGGCGTGACGCTCAAAGCGCCGCGGAATACATCACCGAGAACGAGGCGCATCTCTGATGGGCGAGCGCAGCGTAGAGGTTCAGGCCTGGGTCAAGCAAGGGTGCATGCTGGTCAACACCAGCGCCCTCGATCCGGACCATGAAATGCACCCTTATAACCAGATCGTTCGCCAAGGCGAGCGCCCGGAAGATTTCGGCGTTCATCACCCCTACACGGAGATGTTCAAGGGTAAAGCAAGAGGCGAGCTTTGTGCGGAGATCGTGAAGCTGCGCCAAGAGCTGGAGGCGGCTCACAGAATAATGGCGATGATCTGATGTGCCGACGTTCCTCTATCCGCGAGAAAGTGATGGATCGGGTCGAAGTGGTTCCGAACATCGAGATGGAGACGCCCTGTTGGCTCTGGACCGGAGCTGACAGCGGTGACGGCCGCGGCGGTGGCTACCCACGCATGAGCCTCGATGGTCAGACCGTCGCGGTTCACAAGGTCATGTATGTCAATGAGAACGGCTTCGTTCCGGGCAAGAAACAGATCGACCACAAATGCCGCAACCGCATGTGCGTGAACCCAGAGCACCTGGAGATGGTCACGCATAAGGAAAACCAGAAGCGCCGCGCCAAGGCGGCGAAGGAGGCTGCATGACCAAACCCTGCGAAGTAGGTGACCGGATCAAGCTGATCCTGATGGGTGACGATCCCTGCCCTATCCCGCCCGGCACAACAGGCACCGTGCGCTATGTCGGTAAGGCCTGGACTGGAAGTCGCCAGATCCAGGTGGATTGGGATATCGAGCGCAGCCTGAATCTGGTGTGGCCCGTGGATCAGTTCGAGGTGATCAATGAATAATCGCACCCTATTGATTGGTCGCTGCTCGTCTGTCCTGGCGGCTGGCATCTCCGAAATCGAAGTATCAATGACCGCCTTTGCGAAGGATATGGGGCGCCGATTAGATGAGGATCGAATTGCCGACATTGATGCCCAAAGGCTAGATTTCCGTGAGCCGAAGGCAGAGCCGCCGGTTCCGCATCTTCACCGCAACCGGCCGCGAAACGATCACCCGAAGCGCTATCGTCGAAGGTGACGATCGATCAAAATGTTACAGCGGGGCAATTTGCCCCTTCTTTAATTGAAAATTAGGGCTTATTGCCCTATCTTATTCGTGTGAGAGGGAGAACTCATGCCTAGAACCATGTCTTTTATGGCTAATAATGCCATCAAAAAGAAGTCCGTCCGCACCGTGCGGAATCCGGGCTCTGTTGTCGTGTCTGGCAAGTTTGTAGGCAAAAACAACATCTCGGCGCAAGATCGAAGCGAAAAGCTCCGTTCGATCGCCAAGGACGCTGAAAAGCGCCTCAAAGGCTCGATGAAGCTCCTCGCCTAATGTCATTTGCATTGCCGGAAGACCTGGATGAGGTTGATTTCCTCACTAGAGAAGATGTGATCGACATCCACGATAATGTCGCGCTGATCGAAGGTGGCCGGCCGGGCATTCTCAAAGAGGGTGATCTGCTAGGCTCGATCGGGCGGCCAGTCCAGGCGGCGCTGTATGATGAAGATGCGGATCTCATCAAGATCGCCGCCTACTACTGGCACGGCATCTCTACAAGCCACGGCTTCAATGATGGAAACAAGAGAACCGGGCTTCTGTCCGCCATCTCATTTCTCGGCATGAATGGCATCGGATTTGATATGGACGAGCTGGAGCCCGGAGAAAGCATCAATGGGTGGATGGACCGGGGAGAGTTCACGCTAGAGCGCCTGGACACTTACCTTCGCACCCATTGTTTCGTGGCCTAAGAACAACGATAGGCGCGCTCGACCCAGGTGTAGTAAGAGCCGGAAGTGCGCGTCCATTCATCGGTCATACGCGCGCTCTGCTTGCCCATATTCTGACATTCCGTAGTGGCCAGGCCATCCATGTGTGCCAGGATGTCCGCGACCTCGCTTGACTGCCGGTTCATGTTGCCGATATTGACCTGGTAGTTGACCGCATCGGCGCTGCGCCGGGTCACCTCGTAAAACATGCTCTCTGGCGATGCGCAGGCGGCGAGTCCCGCCAGGGCCGCTAATCCGATCAGTAATCTCATTCTACATTCCTTAGCTAAGTGCCTACTTAGCTTTATAGCTAGGCAATCTAGGGTTGCAATGGAATCCTGTCGAACCCAGCCGCATACCGTCGCGTCCTCTGATATAAGTAAGTTGTTACTAATCAGCAACGCGAGAAAACAAGATGCTCCACATCAATCATAAGATCGCCATCGAGTTTGTCCGCTCTGACGAGCGCCGCAATAACGGCAACCCACTCATGCGCGTGATCCTTTTCGAGGAGGATCTGAACATTCCGGGGTGCTGGTCGGTCAAGGACATCATGGAATACCAGTCATCCGACTTCAAAGGCCTCTACTCGACGATTGGCACGCTGATCGACGGTCACAAATGCGGCACGCACGGCGAGATGAAGTCCATCTACCTCTGCGACGACGATGGCAAGATCCTCGATATCGAGTGCGAACGCGGCAACACCGACGGCTACATCCTGTCGGTCATCAAGGCGGTCTATACCGAGTGGGTCGACCAGGTTGATCCAACCATGCTGGACCAGTTCCTTGCTGTTGTTGGGGAGTCTGTCTGATGCCCGACGCTGTTCGCAACAACATTGGCGCCTTCCCCTCCTACCTCTGGAATGACGAGGCGCAGATCATCAACCGCATCATCACCGAGGTTCTGAACCGCAAATGCGTGATCTCCGTCCACAACGGAGAGGAGTGGTCGGTCAAGAAGTCGAGCGACCGAAAGGCGATCCAGAAAGAGGTCGCTGCCACCGACATAACGCAGTTCCGGGTGCGTGACGCTGAAGGTCAATACGCCGGATGGTTCATGCTTATCCACGGCAATCGCACCGACGTTCTGTCCGACTACTCCGACAACGAGTTCTGCGAGGAGATCTGGCAGGCAATCAAACCCACCGTAGAGCGACTGGAGGCGAACCTCTGATGCCGAAATTCACTGTCGTCATATGGGAGCAGCGTCGGATCGAGATGGAGGTCGAGGCGGAAAACAAAGACATGGCGGACGCACACGCGGTCGCTGTCTGGGACGGGATCAATGAAGACCCGACCATCGACCAGGCTCCGGAAATCAAGGCGATCGACGAGCACGACGCAAAATCCATCCATGTTGAGGAGAAAGCAGAATGACCGCCTGGTGCGATGAATCCAATCCCAGGGGCTGGTGTGACGAGGAGATTAGCGACTACTTCGACACCAACCCTGATCTCACCCTTGCCGCCTTGGCACGTATGACCGGGCGCACGGTTCCGGAGCTGCAACAGATCCTGATGAAGGGGGCGTCATGAGCGCCTCTCTGACCCACGAACTGCGCCGACTGATGCGCCATCGCCCTGTCACCGAACGTGTGCGCCTCTGGTGGCTGCTGCGCCGGCTGAACCACCTGGAATACAAGCTGGAGACCACTCTGGTTGGTGGCGCCGGGTTTGCGCTCAGCAATCACCTGAATGGCGGCCGGTGTGACGCTATCCGCTCGAAGATCATCCGTGTGGAGGATCAGATCCGAGCAATCACGCAACCTGTCATGAACGGAAAAGCTGCATGACCCTGAGAACCGCACAAAAGAAATTCGACGACGCCACATACGCCGCGGTCAACGCGCTTGGCCTGTCACCGGAGGAGCAGCCTCATCTGTGCCTGATGCTCGTAAAGGCCATTCGCACCTGGTCCAAAGACCTGGTCACCGACGACGGGGAAGAGGCGGCCGATCCCGAGCCCGTCAAGACCTATGGCATCCAGGTTGGTCGTGATGCCCGGGAATATTTCAGCGCCACCGCGACATGCGCCCTGTCCGATATCAGGGAGAATGTAACGCGGCACGGCTATGCCGGTGACGTTGACGACGGTTGGAAAGGCATTGGCACGGAGATCTACGATGCGGTCGAGGTGGTCAATGTGACTGATCCGGACACGGGCAAGGTCATCGCGCGCTGGACTGAAGGTGATGGCTGGGAAGAATCCCCAGAGTCCTAAGACTCATTTTCCGCCCCTTTTGCGCATGACTACGGCAGAAGGGGTGGAAGCGCATTACTCCCGATAACTTACGATTATCGCGTGTAATCGCCTGCCGTCGCCAGCCGCAATCCGACGCGCCCTTCGCTATTCTTAAAACATGAGAAAAATCAACTCAGGAGAGCTCTATGAGCAAGCCTAAATTCATCGATGGTGAAGACCGCAGCCGCCGCAACCCCGACACCTTCCACATTCCCGATGTTGCTGATCGGTGCAGTCTCCGGATCGGCGATCACGCGAAAGTCGGGCTGGAAAGCGAGGAAGGTGGCGAGCGCTTCTGGGTGAAGATCACCGAGGTCAACGCCAAGCAGAAGGGCGCGGTCTACAAAGGCACCGTGGATAGCGACCTAGTGGTGTTCGATCTGCCGATTGGTCACGAGCTGTCCTTCGAGCCCTGGCATGTGCTGGGCATCCTGCGTCACGACGAGGAGATCGCGGCGTGAGTGAGAGCGAGCTAGAACGGCGGCTTCGTGAGGCCATAATCGAGTCGAAGCCAATAGCCCCGCCGGTCGGTGAGGAAGAGAACGCCCTTGATGGCGTCCTCGACGGCATGGCGCATGTCGAGAAACGACCCAGCGACAGCCTGCCGAAGCCAAAGCCGCCGGCGGAGCTGACGCAGGAGCAGAAAGAGATCCTCGACGAGCTGCCGGATGAGCCGGGCTTCTACTGGGTCGAGAACAACTACAATAGGGAGCGCGCTGTCGCCTGGATCGACCGCAACGCAGAATTGGGCACGGTCAAGTTCGGCTACCAGCACATGCACGCCAGACCGGCTGATATCGGCGTCATCGATCGCTTCCTTACGACATGGACGGTGCTCGGCACATGCGAGCCGTTCAAAGACACCAACGACTACAACACCAACAACACTTTTGGGATGTTCTAATGGGAATCCGCATGCACAAAGCCGTGGGATACGGCCTCGATATCACCGGTATGAACCTGGATGCTCTTAACTGGGAGAAGCTGGAGGATAGAAGCCTCTTCGAGCAGTTCATCGAAGAGGTCCGGTCTTATGCCAAAGAGCATGACGATCTTCGGGAGAGAATGGTCTTTCACCCGAACCAGATGGATCAGATGCAGCGCCGTCTGCCGACCAATTTCTACGAAATGGTGAAATATGATAGTGAGTTTGGCTTTGCCGAAAAGTTGCTACTGATCCCGTTTGGCTACACTGAGTCCTGGCACCGCTATGGCGATCTACTGGACACCTTCGAATACGAAGCCTGCAACGACTTTGACGGTCCTAATTGGATGGCGCCGGAGTGGATCGAGAAGAAGGGCACGCTCTATCCGTTCGTAGGACTAATGAAAGCTAACCCCGAGAAGCCGTTCGGTATCGAGGAATACTGGATCTCCTGCTATCTCAGCGACGAGCGGCACAAAGACGCTACCCCGGTCGCACCGATGCATCTTTGGTTCGTGATCAAGCTTCTTGGCCTGGCGCCGGAAGACCAGGTGACAGAGACGTTCCTGAAGCTACGCCCGACCATCTACAGGTGGTGGAGCTGAAGCCATGAAACGCACGGTAGCAGCCCTTGTCGTCGCCCTCTCCTGTCTGACGCCGGTTCACGCAAGCCAGCCTCTCCGGGTCGGAAACGATCGGGGTGGCTACCTGCACGACCGCCTGATCGAGATCCAGAACCTCCTGCGCAACGGCATCAAGATCGAGATCCGCGGCCGTGTCTGCTTCTCGACATGCACCATGTTCCTGGGTCTACCGGGAGTATGCGTAAGCCCGGACACGACGTTCGGCTTTCACGGCCCGTCGCGCAGCGGTCGATCCCTGCCGCCTGACCAGTTCGACTATTTCAGCGAGGTCATGGCGAGCTTCTACCCTGCCCCGCTCAAAAAGTGGTTCATGGAGACCGGCCGGCACCGCATCAACGGCGTCTACAAGATCAAAGGCACCGAAATCATTCGTATGGGCATTCCCGCCTGCTCAGAAAAGGACAAATCATGACCGCCAACCGCATTTCACTGGGCATGATCGGCGAGCTCAAGCACCCGGTCTCTCGAAGGCACCGAGCCGCGGCTGTAAGGATCGCGCAGCGCTATGGGCTCGGGGTCAACAAAGAAGGCACCCTGATCTACCAGAAGCAGGTGAGCAAACCTATTCCGGCCAACATGGACATCTTCCTGCTCGCCGCGGCAGAACATGAAAAGGTGGCCTTCTGCGAAAAGGTCTGGAATGCAGGATTCGAGACCGCATACAACAAGACGTGTCCATTCGTGGACCTTTCCGTGGAGGGTAAAGATCACGCCTATGACGTGATGACCCTGGCTGAATTCCGTAAATCAACAGGACAAGCATCATGAGTGATAACCAGATCACCTTCGGTCTCATCGGCGAGCTAACGGAACCGATCGCTGAGGAGAGTATCGACTTTGCGACCGAACGGTTCGACGAAATCGGGCTTGGGCTTAACTACGAGGGCACGTTTGTTTACCAATGCGACAAGCACGGCCCCATCAATGAGAACTTCACGATCCACATTCTCAGCGATTTGGAGCTGGAGCGACAAAGGTTCTTCGCCAAGATATGGAATCTCGGGTTTCATATCACCATCGACAACATCCACCCCTTCGTCGATCTCTGGTATGACGGCGTAGATAGCAACCACGCCGACTTGACGGTCGAAAAGTTTCGGAAGATGACGGGTCAAACAGAAGGATCAGACGCATGAAGCGCTACATGGTCTTCGCCGGAGAGGAATACTACTCGTCCGGCGGCGCTACCAATCTCCTGGGCACCGCAGACACGCTCGAAGAGGCATGGGAGATGGTTGGCCCCTCTTCATTCAAAGACCGCGAAAACGGCAAGTATGATTGGTGCCATGCTTACGACACGCAGGAGGACAAGATCATAGCCCGGCCTAACTGGGGCGGTGAGACACACTTAGAGGGTCACGCACGCGGTCATGGCACCGGTGTTCGCTATCCTGAAGGTGAAGACGAGTGGAGCGACTACTGATATGAAGACCATCAACATGAACGACACCGTCCGGGTCAAACTGACGGACCTGGGCAGGCAGATCCACAAGGAGAAGCACGGCGAAGTCTGCACACGCGCCAATGTGAGCTACCAGCCGCCACAGGAAGACGAGGACGGCTATAGCAAGTGGCAGCTGTGGCACCTCATGAGCTTCTTCGGTGAGCATCTCTCACTGGGTCTGGAGATCCCGTTCGAACCGCGGATCGTTCTGGATACGGTCAAGGAGACGACATGAGCGACGAAACCAAATGCCTACTGATCGTGACAGATCCGCGATGCTATGAAACGGCGTTCTTCGGCAGCGAAGGAGACTTTGGTGATCCGGACGAACCGGGCATCTCAGAGGTGGAACAGGCGCACCGCAAGTATTCCCGGGTGCCATTGATCGACCGGGCAGAGATGAAGCTCAAGCGCCTCATGAGAGAGAATCCGAAGATCAAAAGAGCCGCAATCTTGGACGCAGATACAGGTGAAGTCCTGCGCATCTACGACGACACAAAGGTTGCATAAGGTTGACAAAGGTTTACATCCACCCCTCGCGGGATCGACGGATGTAAACCTTTCGACCTCAAAAACACCCCAAAATCAGGCCAAAGGTTTACACTAAGTTTACATTAAGTTGACAGATTTCGGCTCAAAACCAGTTTTTCAGACCAAAATGTAAACCTTTGAATCAGAGAAACCCAATAAAACATGGCTCTCTGAAAACAACACATCCGAACCAAGGCCAGAAAAGCGCACAGAGCGACGAAACACAGGCCAGACGACACCTGACACTCGTAAGAGAACGGATGCAACACAGGCCAGCGTAGAGAGCGTCTGAGCTAAAACCTCATAGAGAGCAAACACACAGGTCTAGGCCAGCAAAGCTATTGAGCTACTCCGGAGACGAAATACCGACGATTGCTCATAGAGCGGAAATAGACAGGTCTTTGCTTTAGTGATGAACACACCACAGAGACAGGCACACTAGAGAGAACCGCACATAGAGCACGACAAACAGGTGTGAGAGAGAAAGCCCCTGTAGAGAGCGTGTGTGCCTAGAGAGAAGAGGTGATCGTAGGAGGGAGTATCCAGGGCCGGCGCCCTATCCACATCCTTCTTTTCCCAGGCAACCCCACACCTCCCCTGCCCTTCCGAACCCGTCCAGATCCACTTCTAACCCTTTCAGCCCTGTGATATTCTGAAATTGTTGATGCGCTTGTCCGGAAGTGCTCTTGAGAGCCTCTATTGAGGACTTTCTCTGACGTTGCTGATCCTGGCCCGGAATGCAGGTGACACTTGGGGCGGTTCTCTCACGAGGCCGCCTCTTTCTTTCCCGGAGCAGTATCGATCCTGAGCAGGAAAGAGGAGCTTTGCCTACTTTATGTATAATATACCTAAGTAAGAGCTTATATATTAGTAGAGAGACGGCTTTGGGAGCTTAACGGAAAGAGGAAGTTCCGGGTCTGGAACCTCAATCCGGAATGGATAGCCTTTTATTTCAACACCTTAGCAGGAATGGATGCACATCCGGGTAGGAATGGGCCTCGGTGTGGACGTGCCGTTTTATGGCGAATGAGGATGCGGAAAGGGTGCGGATCGGATGAGGGACCGGCCGGCCCGTTCGCCCTAACCCTCTGGAAAACCAGCCTAAATCCAGCATGTGCCTGCCGCAATCCATACCAGACAAGCGTATCTTATGAATATGAGCAGCACTGGAGCTGGCTCAAACAGACACGCGACAGATGAAAGGATCGCACCATGACCAAGAAATCGAACCCAGACCAGCAGAGCCTGATGGATATGGCAGCCGCGGTGAGCAAGGCACGCGCCGAAACACGGATGAACCACCTCAGCGATGGCTTTGAGGCCCGGGCAGTGTTTGAGGCCACGCACAAGCCCGCCAACACGTCGATCCAGGACAAGCTGAAGGCATATCGCAAAAAGCTGGTCGTGCCTGGGATTGCGGCCCTGACGCTGGCCGCTGACATGGACCCGAACTTCATGAACGGATCGAGCAACGGCTCCGGCGCACGGTTCAACGTCTACGCCATCGACAAGCTGGCGGATCTGCTGCACGGGCTCAACTCCGGGCACATCAAGAACGCTGTGAACCGCTCGATCGTCGCCTCGCTCTTCCGGTGTGCGGATGCTGGCATCACATTCACCGGCATAGCGGCTCAGGCAGCCGTGTGTGGCACCATGAAGGTCGAGAAAGACCTGGCAGCCGCCCTGGTGCGTCACACAGCCTCTGAGAGCACCGCACCGACCCAGGCGAGCTCCACGATGAATGCCCTGGCTGTGCTGGGCGCTGTGGCGAACAAAGGCACGCCGAAGCATCCGGTGTGGCAGCTGACCGACGCACCTGTTGTCGAGCGCCTCAAGGAGGTGATTGCGGCGTAAGGAACAAGGGGCGGCTCCCGCGGCCGCCTCTCACTCACCGGCCGACGCCAGAAGCAACCCGAGCGCGCGTCTGCTATATTGAATTTACGAAAGAGAGTTGAACGCGAGACGCGCAACGCACGAACCCAGGAGCTGACTATGAAGAAACTGTAGCAAGGCAGTATAGGCCATAGACTGATGATCGCCGCTTAAATATCGAACCGTGCGCCCGACCTCAGAGTCCAATAGGGAAAGCCGGACACCCCAGAGCCAGGCCGGAAACCCGTGTGCCTGGCTTTTTCTTTGGGTCGAGCTCCGGGGTAGGAATGGCTTAGGATCAAGGGATCGACCGATGCAGGCCCAGGCAGACACACAGGCCCTCTGCCCCGGCCGCGGCCCGAGGAAAGGGTCATGCGCCCCGGGCCGGCGCATCCCGATCCGCGCCCTTTCCTCATCCGCTTTTCCGAGCAAAAGAGAAGGCGCGCATCGCACGCCCTCTCCGCTGCTCAGAACCGCAGAGCCCGAAGCTGCTGCTGATCGAGAATCCGATCGCTCTCATCCGCAATCCAACCTGCTGCCTCGTAGCGAATGTCCTCCGGAATTGAGAGCATCAGTTTCGCCACAACCGCGCTGCTCTTTGCCCGAAGCTCAGTGATTGCGTGATGCACCCGATCCGCGCAGCGCATGCTTGGAACCAGCGCCTCGTGATATGCGTTTGCTTCCGCCGCTTTCTTCATTGCGACGCGAACAGATGGGCAAAGTGTGTCGATATTCATGAGATTTCTCCGTTTTATCTCGTTGCTGATGTATTCAGATTATTAGCTAGATAGCTGGATAGCTATTGGCTTACGATGGTAAGCTGCTGGGCAGTCCAGAAGCCCTGCTCGATCGCTGCGGCGGCTGGGTCGACCACGGCTGCGTAAACCCAACCAACGGTCAGTGCGACGGCGGCGATGAAGAAGGCGTTTTCCAGTGTCTTGAGCATGTCTGATCTCCAATCTTGCTACACAGACAGAGTCGCATGCTCAGCGATGGGTTACGGCTGGTGAGTGATGGCTCTCAGAGGCGCTCAGAGGGGCGCAGGAGACGCGGAGAGACGGTTCCGGGGTAGGAATGGCTTAGGTTTGCGGGATCGCCCGATGGGCACCCTGCCCTGCCCCTCTTTAAGGGGCCAGCGCACACCAAAAAGGGCTGCACGGTGGCAGCCCTTGTTTGGGTGGTCTGAATCTGTGGTTAGGCCGGCACCTCCTGGAATGTGATGGGTGCGTGGACGACCTCTGGCTCCACCTCCGGATGGTTCGAGATAAAGGCCAGGACGAAAAGAAGCAGGTGCCACATGGTGGTGTTCCGGATATTTGGAATGGAAAGGAAGAATGGAGGCGCCGCCAGGGACGCCCCGGTGGGCAGGTGGTGCTACCTAGCTTTTTAGCTAGGTAGCTATCTGCTTAGACCGTTACTTGCGCGAAACGATCCTTGAACATTTGAGTGAGCGGCGTGTCCTTGATCTGGAACACGTTGCGCGCGACCTCTTGCGCAATGCCCAAGGTCTTGATCACGTCAATACACTGTTGGACCTGCGCAGTGGCGGAGATTTTGTTCTGACGCTGGAACACAATGTGTTCGCGATCCTTTGCGACTTTCGCGTCCGCGAGAATTGCGCTTTCGATATCCGCTTTTGTCAGGTGCTCGTCGTGCTCCATTGCGTTAAGCGCCGACTTGATCACCGCGAAAGTGTTTTTCTCAAGGTCTGCAACGCTCAGCACGTCGCGCGTCACCTCATAAACAACCTTTACGCATTTCTCGGTCGCATACAAAGCGCGAGCGTTGAAACGTGCTGGGTCAACATTGTTCTCTGTCAGAGTGTCAACCACGCGCGCGTCGTTTGCGAGCAAGATCAGCTTTTGGATCTTTTTCTTGTTGGACGCGTTGTATTCTTTCTCTTCCGAGAGTTTCACGATTGCAGCTTTGAATTTGTTTGCTTTAGCCATTGTCTTGTCTTTCTCTTTTGTGCGTTGCGTTGTCAGCGTTTCGTCGCTGATGAGATGAGATTACGTCCAGTAGATAAGTAAGTAAAGACTTATCCCACGGGTTTTGTGTTTTTTTTCAGGGGTTTAGCAGAATATTTGTGTAGCTCGGTAGAGCCAGCGGGACCGACGGTGAGCGCTCCAAGAGGGTTCAGCTATGTCCACTCAGATGAATGCGTTAGAGCTCTGAGGGACCACCCCAGCGCTCCGGGTGAGCTATAAAATGTGAAGTCCTAGAATTTCCGCGAAAAGCTTAGGGGGATGCCTTCTGGCTCGCCGACGCTTCCCCGGACCAATGCTCCCATACGCTAAACCGTAAAAACCGGAGATATACTCTCCAGCGTAAACCCCATTCCCCGGCACCCCGCTACCCGGAACCCAACACCCTACCCCGTTTTGATAGCTCGGTAGCTGGATAGCCATTTAGCTATTGACGGATATCGCCTGTCTCACGTATAAGCGCCGCCATGACACGCATGACCTCGATAAGAACCAACAGGTATCGCAGCTCCTAACTCTGGGGCGGCTCTCCTATTGGCGAAGGTCAGAGACTGTAAATCTCCCGCTGCAAAGCTGTGTCGGTTCGACTCCGACCCTCCCCACCATACCATTCGCAGATGTGGCTCAACTGGACAGAGCAGCTGACTTCTACTCAGCCGGTTGCAGGTTCGAATCCTGCCATCTGCGCCAAATCCCCAGCCAGATAAGGGTTTGGCTCAATCCTCCTATAGCTAGGTAGCTACATACGCATAAGTAAGCATTGACTTACTATTAGGCGGAGGTTAGGTTTTTCGTCATACCGCAACCCGTGAGGATCTCATGCCCAACCCGCTGCCCGTCAAGGGCTACACTGCTCAGACCGAAGACAAGATCGTTCTGGTGGATCAGAGCAAAATGATCGAGGAGCTGGCCCTACGCCAGGTCGATCGCCACGTCGCAATGGAAAATGTGGATCAGCGCTTTGTCGCATTGGCGCGCACGCACCTGCAGGAGGCGTTCATGTGCCTCAATCGCGCGGTGTTTCAGCCCCAGCGACTGGACGACAGCCAAATGAATGGCGCCGAAGATCTGGCGAATTACCTGCTGGGAGGGATCAAATGAGCTTCCTAGACCGGGCAAAACGGGCCGCACAGGGCGCTAAAGGGGTTTTGAGCGATAGTGCCGCTCTGGTGGCACAAGCGGCCTCTGAGGGCTCTCAGATCGTCTCTGAGAAGGTAGATCACATCCGAGAAGAGGTCGCGATCACCATCGAAGCGCGCAAATTGGAGCCCCTACCGCATGCGCTGAAGTTCTTTCTGGACAACGAAACGGCCCGGGTGATGCTCGCTGATGCGATTGCCTCGGCTGAAGGCGAAGCCAGCGAAGAAACATCCTGGGACGACATTCTCAAGGCCGCGCTGCTCGACCTGGCTGGCACTCCGTTGGGAGAAATGCCGCGTGAGTAGCATCGAAACCATTGCCCGCCTGGCGCATGAGGTAAACCGCATCTACTGCGAAAGCCTTGGCGATACCAGCCAGCTCCCCTGGGACGAAGCGCCCGAGTGGCAGCAACGCTCAGTCCGGAGCGGTGTCATCCACCTGCTGACGCACAAGGATGCGACCCCGGAAGACAGCCATGCGAACTGGCTCAAGGACAAGGAGGCTGAGGGCTGGAGCTATGGCCCGGTCAAGAACGAGCTGTTCAAGACCCATCCGTGCTTGGTGCCTTACGCGGAGCTGCCCGAGCAGCAACGCTACAAGGACGCCCTCTTCCACACCATCGTCCGGAGCCTGGCCTGATCTGGCTATTTAGCTAGATAGCCAACTGGATATCTGAGGAAATAAAGGCAAATGACCACAATCGTCTATCGGGATGGAAAGCTGGCCGCAGATACTCGCGCTTACTCTGCTGGCCCGACACCAATCGGTATGAAGACCAAGATCGCCAGGCTTGGTGACGGCACACTGGTTGGTGTCTCGACCACTGAGCCCGGTATTGGCGAAGCTGTCATCGGTATTCTGGCTGAGCATCGGAACATGCACGAGGCGCGCGACGAACTTCTGGCGCTCGGCGACAAGCTGAAACTGCAGGCCCTGGTGATCCGACCGAATGGCCATGTGTATTACCTCAGCGACAGCCCGTATCCGTCCGGGCCGCTCCGGGGCGCGTTCTTCGCTATCGGCTCAGGCTCGGAATATGCGATCGGCGCGCTCTCAGCCGGCGCAGGCGCTGAAGAAGCGGTTCGTATCGCGGCCGAGCACGATGCCTGGACAAATGCCGAGATCGAAATCCTCGAAATCCAAGAAACTAAGGAAAAGGCTGCATAGCTATCTGGCTATGCAGCTACCAAGCTAGAAAGGGAAATGCCTATGTTTGAACGCGAAGCACGCCTGGAGACCAAATTCTCAATCGTGGTGTCCACGATCATCTTATCCATGCTTCTGGCGTTGGGTGTCGCGCGCATCGTGCATTCCCAGCCGGCCGTGATCCCAACCCAGGCTACAGAGGAGATGCTGAATTGATCTGGTGGTGGTTCTTTCGATACTGGATCTGGAACATCCTGATTTGGATCGATCAGGGCGGGAATGTCATTTTCCTGTTCGGTGATCCGGATGAGACGATCAGTTCGAACACTGCAAAGCGCGCCCATAAGCGCGGCTGGAAGCAATTAGGGCGGTTCTTGGAATGGATCGACCCGGGGCACCTGGATAAATCGCTTGAAGCGGACGAGGGGCGTTACAGCGCCATGAACCGTGCCAAGCGTAAGGTTGCTGAAATCGACGCTCAGAAAATGGCAAGGGAGCCACCCGGCGGGTAACTCCCATTAGTTGCTTCCACCAATATAGCCATGTAGCCATCTAGCTACATGGCTATTTCTTTGCTTCCTGTTCACGTTTCCAGGCGGCAAAGCATTCGAACAGAAATTCCTTCATGCTGCCGTAGCCGTGGATGATCGAGGTGGTCTTGAACTCCGTATGCCAGTCCTTTGGCATGTTGAAGGTCATCGGAACCTCTTTCTTTTCCTTCATATTGTTGGCCGGCTGCACCGCCTTGGTGTCCGGCAGGAAGCTCTTCTGCTTTGGGGGTGGCACAGCGGCACGGGTCTTCTTTGCTTGGGTCATGCTGCGCGCTCCTGCACTTGGTTGACGAACTCTACGATCTCCGCGGCCAGAAGATCCGCGCGCTCAGCCAGCTTACCGACGTGATCTGCGACCTCTGAGATCGCCTGACCGTGGTTCTGGGCGCGCTGATAGCTGTTCTTGGCCACAATGTCCTGATCGGCCACTGCGAAGCCGTCCAGGTATTCACGCGCCTCCCGGAGCGCAACCTGGCTGTCGTCGGTCTTGTTGAGCACGAAGAGTATCCGACCGGCGTCAACGCCTTTTGACGCGAGCTCCTTTGCAAAGGCAAGCTGCGGCTCCAGGTCATCGAGCGCCAGGCCGGTGGGGAGTATAACCAGATCCGAAACCTTGGCGATGTCCAGGCTGGACTGGTCAGAGTCCGGGCGGCCATCCGCGACCACCAGGTTGTAATCTTCGCGGCGCAGGCGGGTAGGGGAGATGAACGCCTCTGCGTCGATCTTCGGCTCTATGCCCTTTTCAGCGCGACTTCTGGCCCATTTCTGAGATGTGAGCTGGGTTGTGTTGAAATCGCATATTTTCACCGTCCAGCCAGCGGAGGCGTAGGTTCGCGCAACCAGTCGAGCGACCGTGCTCTTACCAACGCCGCCCTTTTGGCTCAGGCATGCGATAACGAGATCTGCCATTGGTGCCTCATGTAGCTATTTGTTGTTATAGCTACATGGCTACACCATTAGATATGGATTCGTCCAGTTTCAGAGCGGTTTGAACTTTGGACTGTCGAAAAGTGTCTCATATTGGTCGAGGGTAGGGCAGAGCACATTCCAACTGAACCGAATTCGGTCAGAGGGAATAGACTCCATTCGGATCGTCTCGGACTCGGCATAATCCGGAATCCGATGAATCTTGCGCGCCTCACGGATGGTCATTTCCGCCCGACCGGTCAGCTTCTCGATACGGTCCAGCGCGACCTCGCACAAGCGCCGGGATGTAGGCAGCCAGAGCATGCTGCTCATACTGGCCACATCGGGGCCGTGTTTCAGGGTGCTCGCGGTTTCCTCAATGAACGCGACCTCGGCGGCTTCAGGATTTGCACCCTGAAGCTCACCAACCAGGCGGTCTTCGAAATAGACCTGGATCGTCATTGCTCGATTACGTCCGAGATGCGCTCCAGCAGGCGGAGGAGGGCGTCGTCTTCGTGCAGACCTTCGGCCAGGCCGTCATTCAGGACGGTGTGATGCACGGCAGCTTTGGAATAGGTGTCGAATTCGTATTTGGAGGGGCCGGCTTCGGGATTGTCGATCTCAATCACGGTGGCGCCCAGATCGGCCCAGTAATGGCCTTGCTCGCGGCGGCAGGAGGCGAGCACGTATTTGGTGCCGGGCTTCATCTGGTTGTAGGCCATCAGCGGGATGATGTCGCCGCCGAACCTCTCTTCCAGCGCATTGCCCAGCTCTCCGAGGATCTCGCGCGCTTCAACCTCGCGGCCCAGCAGGTTGACGACTTCGGATTTGCCGGTTTGGGTGAACACCTGGTCTTCTGTCAGGTTTAACCATTTGACGGCGAATTCGCGCATGGGCAGGCCGTCATCCACTTGCTCATATCCAAAGGCTTCATGCAGCAGCTCGGCCGCGGTGGTTTTGCCTGAGTTGGGATTTCCGCAGAAGACGACGATATCGGGAAGGTTCATATTGGGCTCTCTTGTTTAAGTAAGTGCTGACTTACTTATAACGGAGAGATAAGTGATTGCTTACATTTCCGGAGAAGTTCTAGCTATGTGACTTTTTAGGCACATAGCTAGTTAGCTATCAGGCGGCTTTTGCTTCGGAGAAGAGCGACCAATCGAAATCCTGGCCATCAGGCAGGATACCTTCGGCAAAGCCGGGCGTGCGCTGAACGATGCGCTTGCGCTGACCCTGGTGCTCCCGGAGGTAGGTGTTCAGGTTGCAGCTGTAATCGGCGATGAACGCGATGTTCGGGCCTTTCTTCTTGGCACGCAGGCCGCGGCCGATGCGCTGGCGCAGGGCAACCTCTGCCTTGCCACCGCCACAGAGCCCGACCAGGCCCACTGCAGGCACGTCAACACCGACATCGAGGATGGTGGTGCCGATAATGCCGTCCAGCTCGCCGGAGACGAGTTTCTGGATCTGGGCCTTGCGGTTCTTCATGTCATCCTCGCCGCGGAGGAACTCAAAGCGCAGCCCGTTGGTCTTCAGCACCTTCCGGAGCAGCTCGCCGTGGTTCTTCCTGGCCACCAGCAGCAGGGTAGGGAGCTTATACGTCGCGGCCATGCGACAATCCTTGACGATCTCGGCGTGCATATTCGGGTTTTCCGTGAACCCGAACTTGAGGGCGCGCTCGTAGGGCGATGATTTGCGCAGCTTTTCATGCGGCTCGACATCGGCAAACTTGAAATAGGGCTTGGCCAGGATGCCGCGGGAGATCAGCAGATCCTCGGACACGTCGATCAGCACCGGGCCGAAGGCAGCCATCAGGCGCATGTTGTCGGCTGCAGAGGAGCGCATGAACGGTGTCGCGGTCAGAGCAACCCGGATCGTCGCATTCTTGCAGTGGCGCAGGATCTCGTAATAGGAGGTGCCGCCAACCTCGTGGGCCTCTTCCCCGATCACAACCTCGACCATCGACAGGAACTTGATGATGGCATTGCGCTTGCGCACCTTCTTGTCGAAGCGCTCCTGAGCGATCTTGGCGATCTCCTCGTAGGGCATGTTCTCGTCTTTGTCCTTGGCGGTATGGATCGACTTCACCACGGCCCGGTGCTCGACATCGAGGCTGGGCTCTTCCAGCGCCTGGACCAGGGTCTGCACCATGCCAAGGTTGATACCGCGCACCACCTTCATTTGACTGTCACCGATCACGCCGGAGTTGAATCCGATGTCATCCAGCTGGTCTTTCATCTGGTAAAGCAGAATTCCGCGCGTCGTCAGGAACAGGGTCATGCGCCGATAGCGCGCCATGATCAGTTTAGCGATCTTCGACTTACCGCCGCCGGTAGCGACACGAATGATGCCAGCCCCATGCTTTTCCACCTGGCGCAGCGCTTTGATCTGGAAATCATAGCGAGGATCGTCATTTCCGAACTCATCGACGATCGGGTTCTCCGGGCCGAGCGGTTCCGCATGCGGTTTCTGGATGATGTGAACGGTGTGTTCGAGCTTGGTCAGCTCCGCCTGCACAACATTGAGAAAGCCCGCCGGGAATGTGCCCGTTGCTGCGTTGAAAAAGGAGCTCTTGCCGGAGAAGGAACCGAAGCCGCCTGACTCCACCTCATAGGAGAGCAGGGAGGTGACGAAATTCGCTACATTGGGCGGTGGGTCGATCAGCTTTGCAGCGACGGCGTTCCTCGCAATTTTGATGTTGGCCAAATCTAAGGTTCCTTTTTGGTTGCAATGGGAGCTTTCGTTCGTCTATATGATAAGTAATTGCTTACTTAAACGGAATATCTGTTGATGCCCGAAGTTCAATATCTCACCGTGTCGGTGAGCGAGCTGCGCAAGAACCCCTGGAACTCGAACCAGGTGAGCGCAGAAAACGAGGCCAAGATCCGCGAGTCGATCAAGCGGAATGGCATCTTCAAGCCGATCATTGTCCGGGAAGTTGAAGGGCAGGGCGGTTACGAGATCATTGGCGGTGAACACCGCTGGGAACAGGCCGCCGAACTGGGTCATACCGAAGTGCCCATCGCCAATCTCGGAACGATCGATGACCGGCGCGCAAAAGAGATCGGTGTCATCGACAATGCCCGCTACGGGATCGACGACACGCTCAGCCTGGGCGAAATCCTGAAGGATATCGGCGCTGACGATCTGCAAGATTACCTCCCTTATGGTGACACCGATCTGCAAGCGATCTTCTCTGCTTCTGATATAGCGCTGGATGATCTGGATATTGATGAATCCTTCGAAAAACCCTCTGAAAATGAAGAGGAAAACGAAGAACCCATCGAAAAGCCCGCCAAAACGCACACCGTGATGCGCTACAAGTGCTCTCTGGGCGATGCCGAGCGTCTGACAGCGCTGATTGCGCGCACCCAGAAAGAGCAGGGCCTGACGACATCAGACGACCTGACGAACGCCGGGGATGCTCTGGTCTTCTTGCTGAGCGCGCACCTGGCGCCGGCCGCGTCGAATTCCGATCCGGAATCACTGGAAAACATCAATGCCGAGCTCGATGCCATCGATGCCGGAGCTGAGGAGTAAACCCTTGTCAAATACTGAAGCCCCGTCACTGGCCATTGAGATCTGGGAAACCGAGAAACTGGTTCCTTACGAGCTCAACGCCAAGAAACACCCCCAGGAACAGGTCGAGAAGCTCGCCAAGCTGATCCAGAAGTCCGGCTGGACCCAGCCGATCGTGGTCTGGACCAATGGTGAGATCATCGCCGGTCACGGCCGCCGGCTGGCCGCGCTGCATCTGGGCCTGAAGAAGGTTCCGGTCGTTGTGCGCTCGGATCTCAGCAAGGCCGAGGCAGATGCGCTGCGTCTGGCGGATAACCGGGTCACCTCGACCGAGTATGACCAGGGCATGATCCAGGACGAGCTGCGCCGGCTGTCCGACGAGCTGGCAGGGGCCAATATCGAGATTGGCGATCTGGGCTTTGACGCCAAGGAGCTCGACTTCTCGCTCTCAAACCTGGGCGAGATCGATGACAGCTTCTTCACCGAAGATGTCGGCGAGGCGGTGGAAGAGCAGCGCAAGGAAAACGAAGCCTCGATCGAGGAGACCGATCAGACGGCCGCCCCGGTCGGTGATGCACTGGGCTTCAAGCGCGTGAGCGTGATGCAGTCGCGCGCGATCCGCTCCTACATGGCCAAAATCGAAGCCGAGACCGGCGAGACCGGGCCGGATGCGTTGCTGGACTTCTTCAAGTCGAAGCTGGGAGATGCCGCGTGACCGATAATGTCGTGCGTCTGGGCACCGGCCAGTCCCTCGCCGAGGAAAACGCCGAGTATGAACGTGTCCTGGCGGCGCATCAGGAACATCTGGATGAGGCCGCCGAGGCGCATCACAAGAACCTGCTGACGCTGCTGGACAACACGCGCGCCCTGGTGGAGGCCGGAAAGCTCGACGGGCTCTGTATCGCCGGGCGCAACCCGGAGAACGGCACCTTCATGTCCGTGATCACCCTGAACACCTCTGACACGCGCGTTGATACCTATCACGCCTATGCCGGTGTTCTGGGCTCGATGCAGCAAGACGTGAGCGACCTGGCCTGTTCCGGGCCGTTCATGAACTCCGACGGCTCGTATTTCGCCATCGGCAATCCCGAAATGGATATTCTGGGAGAGGAAGAATGACCGATTACACCATCTCGCGCGCCTTCACGTCCTCTGTTGAGCGCACGCCGCGTGTTCTGGAGATCGCAGAGGGCTTCGGTCTGGGTCTGACCGACAAGGAATTCGTGATCTACGACAACCTGAATATCGCAATCGAGCCTTCAGATGTCGTTTATATCACCGGACAGTCCGGATCGGGCAAATCGCTCTTGCTGCGCGATCTGGTTTCCCGTATGCGCGCCGACGGCTTGAAGGTTGCGGATCTGAACGAGATCGAACTGGAAGACCGGCCTGTTATTGAATTGGTCGGTGAAACCACCACTCACGCAACGGAGTTGCTGGCGAAAGCCGGCATCTCCGACGCCTGGATCTACATCCGAAAACCCTCTGAACTCTCGGACGGCCAGCGCTACCGCCTGAAACTGGCGAAAGTGATGGAATCTGACGCCGATGTCTGGGTGGCGGATGAGTTTGGCGCCGTTCTGGACCGGGAGACAGCCAAGGTTGTGGCCTTCAACATGCAGAAGGTTGCCCGGCGTGAAGGTAAGACCCTGATGGTTGCCACCACCCACACCGACCTGCGCGAGGAGCTCGGGCCGAACCTGATGATCATCAAGCGGTTCCAGGAGCGCGTGGATGTCGAGGTGGATCATGCAGCTTAAAGTCGAGATCCACCGCAACGAGACCAGCCAGCCGATCGTCTACCGCGAGGCTGACAATGCCTACACCAAGGGCGAGATGTATTGCGTTCTGATGGGCGGGGAAGTGCATAAATACCCGCTGTCATCGATCTTTCGCGTGATCGAAACAAAAGAGCCCAGCAGAAGCTCTGCCGCGATAGAGCAGGCGCTCAGAGCAAGCGCAGGGAGCGCATAAACGTGACTTCTGACACCGAGACACTGATCGAACGCTTTGACGCTCCCTGCGCGCGTTTTTCGCTTGCGGATGAGATGTTCGTGGAGCGCGGCACCAAGGATGACTGGGATCTGCTGCACAACCTCCATTACAAGGCAGAAAAGCTGCCGATCGGGCCGCGGTTCTGGCGGCTTGATCTGCGTGGCAACACCATTGGCGTTCTGGTCACCGGGACGCCCAAGGGCATGCTGCGCGAACGGCATATGGTGTTTCCAAATCTCAAGCCCGGCTCCGGCGAGACCCGACTGACCAACACCAACCGCTATCACTACATCAATGCCAATTTCCGGGTGATCTCGCGTTTCGTGATCGACACGATGTATCGCGGCATCGGCGCTGGCTACAAGATGATGAACCTGGTCTCGCGCATGGAGTGTAACACCTTCATGGAGATCCAGTCTTCGATGTCCAAGTTCAATGCTTTCGGCCAGAAAGCAGGGTTCAAATTCGTCAAGCCGATGAATGCGAACAACTACGACAAGGTGATGAAATTCTTCCGCATGAATTTCTCTGCCTCGCCGCAGGATTTCGAAGCGATCATCCAGGAGATCGAAAGCAAGCCGGAGGCTGAGCGCGCCAAGCTGGCGGAGCTGTGCAAGGATTTCTACTTCCGCAACTCTGCGATGGAGAACACCTCCAACGGTGGGGCTGCGATGGACCGCCGCCGCGAGGCCATGACAACCCGGGAGGTCGTCAAAGGTATCCAGCAGATCGGGCTTAGCTCGCCGATGTATGGCATTTGGAAATGTCCTGATCCGAAAGGCTCCGTGCCGGACAAGCTGCCGCTGACTGCCTTCGATTGTCAGAAACCGAATGAAAGGCTGAAATGGCATGGCTAGACCGGTGCGTTTGACCCAGAAGCAAAAGAACATCATGGGCCTGATCTTGCAGAAAGCAGGGCAGGGCACCTTCCTGACCGTGAAAGAACTGCATGAAGCGGTGAGCCACGGTGACGGGTGCAGCTACGGTGCGATCCGGAAGAGCCTCGATGTGCTTGAGAATGCCAGCATGATCGTGCGAGAGCGCCGATCCGGTGAGAACACGAAAGAAGTGAAACCGACCCAACAGGGATATGACTGGTTCAGACCACTCCGGGATTGAATGATTTCCGGAACCGTTTCTCTACATATATTCTATACTATAAGTATTTACTTACTTACTATATAGTAGAGAGACGGTTCCGGGAAATCCTGACGACAAGGTATGGAAATGAGTGAAGAAACGAAACCTTCCGGAACGGAAACAAGCTCCGGTGATCGCATGACTGATGCGGATTTCGCATCCGCACGCGAACGCTATGAGCTGGGCACAGCCACGCTTGTCGAGCTGGCCGAGGAATACAAGGTTTCGCGCCAGGCCCTGTCGAAGCGGTTCAAGAATAACGGCGTCAAGAAGGGCTCCCGGGCGCACGAGGTCAAGGCGGCGACAGGGGAGGGCGTCAAGAAGGCTGCAGAGGCGGCTGCAGCGGCTCAGGAGCGCTTCCAGGACAAACGCGCGGAGTGGATTGAGGAAACCCGGCTTCAGGGCTTTCAGGCGCTTAAACAGGCGCGTTTGATCGGACAGAAAGCCGTCGTCGATGAGATGAAGGCTGGCGGCAGCATCGAGCGGATCGATGGATCGCTGAAAGCGCTCGGCCGCTACAACAAACTCCTGATCGACAACCTCGACGCAACGCTCCGGTTGCTGAACTCCGATGAGCACATCGATGAGGAAGATCTGCCGAACCTGATCGTCGAGGATCTGACCGACGAGGAAATTCTCCAGCACCACAAGAACACCGGGGCGCTTCCTGAAGACGCCACCGTGGAGGAGATGCTGGCTGACGAGATCGAAATCGACGGGGTGTCCTAATGGCGGTCTCCGTCGCAGAAGCCAAGCCGAAGCCGTTTGAGAACCCGTTTCCGAAGCCGAAGAAACGGCAGGCGCTCAAACTGCACCGGTTCCAGAAGATCGTTCACCGGGATCAGACACGTTTCCGGGTGATCGTTGCCGGCCGCCGCTGGGGTAAAACTCAGCTGGCGCGGATCTCACTGGTCATGGCCGCGGCGAAGAAGCGAAACCAGCTCGTCTGGTATGTGGCGCCGACCTACCAGATGGCGCGCGACATTCTGTGGGACGAACTGCGTGCCTCGATCCCGCGTGCCTGGATCAAGAAGACAAACGAAACCCGGATGGAGATCAAGCTGGTCAACGGCTCGAAGATCGCCCTGAAGGGTGCCGACAAGCCGGACACGCTCCGCGGTGTTGGTCTGAACTTCGTGGTCATCGACGAGGCGCAGGACATCAAAGAAGAAACCTGGGAGATGGTTCTGCAGCCGACCCTGGCGACCACGCATGGTAACGCCATCTTCATCGGCACGCCCAAATCCTACAACTGGCTCTATGACCGCTACATTCTGGGTCAGCGCTCCCGGATCGTGAAGGATGCGCGCGGCCGGGATGTGGCCAACGAGTGGATGAGCTGGCAGTTCCCGACCATCACCTCGCCGTTCATTCCGCGGCAGGAGATCGAGGCCCGCCGGCGCGATATGGACCCGAAATCCTTCCGCCAGGAATTCGAGGCCAGCTTCGAGACCATGTCCGGCCGGGTCTACTACCAGTTCGACCGCAACATCCATGTCGGCGACTATGCCTTCAATCCGCACCTGCCGATCTATATCGGCATGGACTTCAACATCGACCCGATGTCGGCCATCATCTGCCAGGAGCAGGCCAATGGCGAGATCTGGATCGTGGATGAATGCGTGCTCTACGGATCGAACGCGCAGGAGACAGCCGACGAGCTGGCCCGACGCTATTACAAATACATGGATCAGATTTCGATCTATCCTGACCCTGCAGGCAGTAACAGAAACCACGACCGCGGTGAAAGCTCGCTCGACATCTTGCGCGAGGCAGGGTTCGACAATCTCTATTACAAGGCCAAGCACCCGCTGGTTATGGATCGTGTGAACGCGGTGAACCGGGTGATGCGCGCAGCCGATGATTCCATCATGCTGCGTGTCAATCAGAACTGCCGGAAATTCATCGATAGCGCAGAGCAGACGATCTACAAGCCCGGGACGCGCGAGGTTGATAAGAGCCAAGGCACAGAGCACGCAATGGATGCGTTCGGCTATTACATCGACTATCGGCACCCGATGCGGAAGGTGGATATTCTCGGGGTTTCCATTTGATCTTGCATATAAGTAACGATTTACTTATTATTCAGCGAGAAAGGAACCTTCATGCCGGCCAAAGTAGACAACACCCAAGCGGAAACCTTGCGCGCCTTCTATGACCGGCGTCATCCGATGTATGCCGAGCTGGCAGATCATTGGAAGTTCCTCGATGCGACCTACAAGGGTGGCCGGGCATGGTTCGAAGAGAACCTGTTCAAATACCTCAAGGAAGGTCCGACAGAATTCAAGGATCGCAAAAAGCGCGCCTACCGCTTCAACCACACGCGCGAGGTGGTGGAGCTGGTGCAGAAATACCTGTTCAAGGCCAAGATCGCCCGGAACGAGGAAGATGCGCCGGATGCCGTAACCAAGTTTTGGGAAAAGGCGATGCTGAACGGTTTCGATATCGGTCAGTTGATGCGCCAGGCGTCGGTGAAATCCTCGATTGGCGGCCGGATCGCAATCGTCGTGGACAACAACCTCGAAGCCAAGACCGATGCAGAGGGCAACCCTCAGCCGATGTCGCTGGCCGAGGTCGAAGGCTCGCGCATCTATGCTTACGCCGTCGGCGCGCAGGACGTTCTGGATTACGCCTGGGACGAAGATGGTGACGGTGAGCTGCTCTGGATCAAGCTGCGCGAGTGGGTGCGTGATGACGCAGACCCGGTGAACAGCACCGGGGTTGTCGAGGAGCGCATTCGTCTTTGGACGCGCACCGGCTGGGTGCTCTACAAAGAAACCGAAGAGAAGTTCCGCTCCGGGCGCAACAGTGTCTACAAGGTGGAAGAGGTCGATGCCGGCACGCACAATCTGGGCGAGGTGCCTGTGCGCCTGGTCGATCACACCGTCAGTTCAGATCCGTATCACTGCCCGGGCCTGATCGATGACATCGCTTACCTGGACCGCGCGGTCGCAAACTACCTGTCAAACCTCGACGCGATCATTCAGGACCAGACCTTCAGCCAACTTGCGATCCCGGCGCAGGCGATCCAGCGCGGCGACGATATGTATAACAAGGTGCTCGACATGGGCACCAAGCGGATCTTTGTCTATGACAGCGGGCAGGGCTCTTCAGCCAAGCCTGAATTCCTGTCGCCCGACCCGAAACAGGCCAACGTGATCCTGACGGTGATCAACAAGATCATCAACGAGATCTACCACACGGTCGGCCTGGCCGGTGAGCGCACCAAGGAAGACAACGCGGTTGGAATCGACAACAGCTCCGGCGTGGCCAAGGCCTATGACTTCGAGCGCGTGAACTCGCTGCTCCTGTCCAAGGCGGCAAGCTGTGAAGCGGCCGAGAACTGGCTGGTTCACATGGTCATGCTGTGGCTGGGCGAGAAAGACTACACCAAAAAGCTGGTCACTTATCCGACAACCTTCGACGTGATGCGTCTGGTAGATGATCTGGTGACAGCCGAAGCCCTTCAGAAGATCAACGCGCCTGACGAGATGCGTCGTGAACAACTGCGGATGATGGTCGACAAGATCTTCCCGCAACTGAAGGACGACATCAAGGAACGCATCCTGAATGACATCAAGTCGTGGAAATCCACGCCGGATGCCAGCCAGATGCCTAAACCGTCCGGTGACAAACCCGCCGCGGCTTCAAGCCGTCAGGGTTCGGTCACGCAGGACACCCCCGACACCAAGGATGATGCCAAGAAACCGGCTACATCGTCCTGAACCAGTTCCGGCCGAGATACTGGCCTACAACCGCGCATGAGCGCACCAACGGATGCCCGAGAGACTGGGCGAAGGAGACAATATGAAACGCTTTAACCCTGCATTCCTGCGCATGGGCACCTCGGCTATGGTTTTTGACAAGCCGAATGAAGGTGGCACCGGCGGCGCACCGAATGACGACGCAGCCGCACAAGCTGCTGCTGAAGCGAAGGCCGCACAAGAAGCGGCTGACCTGAAAGCTGCTGAAGAAGCCGAAGCAAAGGCCAAGGCCGAAGCTGAAGCTGCTGCTGAAGCCGCCAAAGGTGGTGACGAAGACGCAAAGAAACTGGCCGAGGAAAAGGCCGAGTTGCTGCGCGAAGTCATGGACAAGAAAACCAAGCTGAAAGAAGCCCAGGACGAGGCCGCGGATGCGCGCGCCAAGCTGGCTGAATTCGGCGATGTCGATCCGGCCAAGGTCAAGGAGTTGATCCAGGCGGAAAAAGACGCTGAGCAGGCCAAGCTGGAAGCCAGCGGCGAGTTCGAGCGCGTCAAGGAAATGATGGCGACCGAGCATGCCAAAGAGATGGAAGCTGCAAAAGCTGAGATCGCGGCTCTGAAAGAGCAGGTGGCCTCGAAAGACGGAACCATCGACAAGCTGACGGTTGGTCAGTCCTTCTCGACATCGAAATTCATTCAGGACGAGCTGATCCTGTCTGCAAACAAGGCACGCCAGCTTTATGGCAGCCATGTCGGTCTGCAGGACGGCGAGGTCGTTGTGTTTGATAAGCCTTCGACTGCAAAAGATCGCACCGTGATGGTCGATGGCGCAGGCAATGCTCTCTCTTTTGAGGAAGGTCTGAAACGCCTGGTCGATGCTGATCCGGACAAGGACACGCTGATCAAGACCAAGATGGCGCCGGGCAGTAAGTCGAAAAGTCAGACGCCGGCCGGCAAACCGAAGCCGAAAGATCCCGGTCTGACTGGCGCAAGTCGCATCGTTGCGTCGCTCTCCAAGGACGGTGAGCTCTAAATATCACGTAACTGTGGCTAAAATGTCACTTTCTCCTTGAGCAAGGGGTCGCTGTTGTGGTAAGTAAGTGGTGACTTATATCGCAATGGTGATCCCAAGGAGAGAAGATACATGCCTTTGCTTGCAGCAGAAGCCGAAAAGCTGTCGATTGAGGATCGTCAGCGCGGCGTAATCGAAGAGATCATCGACAACGATGAACTGTTCGCCCTGCTTCCGTTCGTGGAAGCAAAAGACGAGGTTTATTCCTACGTCCGTGAGAAAACTGCACCCGGTGGTGCATGGTTCTCGGCCTACGAAGACCTGGAAGAGAGCGCAGCTGAGTTCGACCCTGTGTCGGTCAAGCTGAAGCGTCTTGCTGGTCAGGTCGACATCGACAACTTCCAGGACGAGGTTCAGTCGAACCTGAACAACCAGGTCGCCATCCAGATCGCCGCCAAGGCGAAAGGTATGGGCCGCGACTTCCGGAATGTCCTGGTCAACGGTAACGCAACCACTCTGCCGAAGACCTTCGACGGTCTGCGCACTCTGACTCCGGCCGCTCAGACCCTGACCGCCGGCGCAAACGGTGCCGCTGTTTCGTTCGCAATGCTGGACGAACTGAAGGACGCAGTGAAACTGGGCGCAGACGTGCTGATGATGCGTCAGGGCACCTGGCGTGCAATCCGCGCTCTGAACCGCACGATGGGTGGCAACACTGCCGACCACATCATGCTGGACAACTTCGGCCGCGCTGTGAAGGCGTATGATGGCACCCCGGTCATCATCAACGACTTCCTGCCGACTGACGAAGTTCAGGGCACCGAGAACAACTCGACCTCGATCTACGCTCTGCGTCTGAACGAAGCCGATGGTTTCCACGGTATCTTTGGCGGCCCTGCAGCCGGTTTCCGCATGGAAAAAGTCGGCCTGTTGGAAAACAAAGACGCGACCCGCTGGCGGATGAAGTGGTATGTGGCTGCGGCCCTGAAAGCCACCCACGCTGTTTCGCGCGTCAAAGGCGTGACCAACATCTAAGCTTGCCCTTGATGGTAAGTAAATGATTACTTATGATAGGGCGGGAGCAATTCCCGCCCTTTTCACATGAGGAAACACAATGGCTGAAAAGAAGTTCCTGAAACTGACGCAAAAGGGGTTCCAGAATTACTCCGGGCCGATCAGCGTCTACGAATTCAAGGATGGTGTCTCGGTAGAACCTATTCCGCAGCACGAGCGAGATCGCCTCGCGGCAATCATGGAATTTGACGAGATCGCAGAGAACGGCAAGGAAAACCCTGCCGGTATCGCTCAGCGCCTGGTTGTCGAAAGCGAACAGCGCGCGCCGAAGAAAGAAGTCTTCGCGGTTCAGACCGCAGAAGAGAAGATTGCTGAGGAAAAGGCTGCCGCTGAGAAAGCCGCCGGCGATCTGAAGAAGATCTACACCGAAGACGAGCTGGACCAGATCATCGATGATGGTGGTATCGCGGCCCTGCGTCGTGTTGCCAAGATCTGGAACGTGAAAAACCGCTCCATTCCGACCCTGCGCCAGATGGTGCTCGACGAGCAGGAGAAATACCTGGCCGAAGAGGGCAGCCGTGTTGAGCGTCACAAGAAGGCGGTCGAAGAGGTTGTGCGTCAGACCGAGGCGGCCAACGCTCCGGCTCAGACTGAAGATCAGGTCGAAGATGTCACCGAAGACGACGACGATGCGGATGATGACATTATCGATGCCGCAGTGACCGGCGATCTGTCGGCTGCGCTGTCAAACGATGACGATGACAGTCTCGGCACCGAAGACAAGGTTGATCCGACCGACCCGTTCGAGACTGATCCGGAAGCTCCGCTGCATAAGCGCGCCGATGAGGAAGCTGAGAACTCCCGGCCCGAGACGGCTGAAGAAGGGAACGCCTGATCATGAACTTCTACCCCGAGAACTACGCCGCCGCTATCACCATCCCGCTGACAGACCCGACGGGCGCTGAGAGCGTGCCGACGGGACTGACCGCTAAGCTCCTGGATGGAGACGGTGCCGAGATTGTGGATCTCGGGGCTCAAACCGTTGGCAGCGGCGCATCACAGGTCATCACCGTGCCTGGCGCCCACAACACACTCCCGGTCGGCGAGCTGCGCACCGTGCGTATCCTGGTCGTGAGCTACACCTATGCCGCCGGCACGTTCGAGCGGCGCTTCTCTTATGGTGTCGAGGCAGCCCTGCGCCTGGAGCTGATGAAAAACAGCTTCATGACCTACGAGCTGGCCGAGGTCACCTCCGCTGATTTCGTCAATGCAACCGGCTGGGCCGTTGCAGATGCGAACCTGCGCAAGACTGCCCTGATTGAATCCTTTGCGCGCCTGACCATGATCCCGATGAAATACCATCCGCTCGATGCCAATGGTGAGCCGGATCGCACCGTTGAAAACGTGATCCTGCGCGATGAATGGGTGGCAATGAATGCCGCTGGTTACAACGCTCTGCCGGTTCACTTACGTCGGGCGCTGCGCCGGGCTCAATTCATCGAAGCCAACGAGCTGCTGCAAGGCGATGTGCTCAGCCAGAAGCGCCGCGCTGGTGTTCTGTCCGAGACGATCGGTGAAAGCTCTGTGCGGCTCAATGCTGGAGTGATCGATTATGGTGTCGGCACTGAAACCCTGTCGGCCCTGGCTGGTTACATCCACTTTAACATGAAGATTGTGAGAGCCTGATGTTCACCCCGAACCTGAAAGGCACTCTGGAGAAGGTGGTTGGTCGTGACATTCATGGCCGGCCCACGCTCGGCGCTGCAATCCCGTGTCCGTTTGGGTCGATCAGCCTGAAGGTCTCCGCACAGGAAACCACTGTCCGGGCTGACAGCTCCGCCTCGCGCGGCAACGCAGATGAGATGGTGACCGAGCGCGGCCGGATTCTGATCCCGGCATTCATCAAGCCGTCGCAGGGTGACATCTTCACCTTCAACGGCATGCGCTACAAGATCGCCTCTCTGCATGATCGCTACTCCATCGGCGGCAAGCTCGATCACTGGGAATGCGACCTGGAGAGCTACGTCGGATGAAAATGGGCCTGGACGTTTCTGACATCGGCCGAGGCAGTGTCGAAAGCATGTTGCGCAACATTGCGCGACGTGTGCCTGATGCTGCACGCGGCCAGATGAAGCGTTCAGCCGAGCGCACCGTGAAGCTGGCCAAGCAGATGACACCAGAAGACGAGGGACATCTGGCCGACAGCATCCGGATCGAGAAGACCTATGGCGACCACGGCCGCCTGCAGATCGACATCGTGGCGGGCAAGGGCCGGGCCACGCGCGTCAACGGGCGCACCGTGGATCTGGAGCAATATGCGCTGCTGGTTCACGAAGCCTATGAAACCGCCGTCGCGCCCAATGGGCCAGGCAAGAACACGCGCCGCAAAATGGCGGCAAATCCCGGAGTTCAGATCGGCTCGGGCTTTCTGGTGCGCGCCTTGCAAAAGGAAGCCGAAGCCTTCGAGCGCGTGATGATCCAGGTCATCAACAGAGCCATCGTGGAGGAAGGCGGATGATTTTCGACATTCTTGAGCAGAAGATCCAGGATGCAGGGCTGGCGGTGGCAGGGCAGACGTTGTTCCGCAACAACATGCCGGCGGATGTGATGATTGGCGTCATGACGCGCGTGCCGCTGGAAGGTCTGCAGGTCGATGCGAACATGCCCGGGCGTCACAAAGGGCGTATGCAGGTCATCACCCGCCACACCGACCCGGTTCTGGGTGCAAAGCTCTCCGCAGATGTGACCAAGGTGCTGCAGGTCCAGGCGATGGAGCGCTACGATGCGACAGCCGAGCGGGGCAGGGCGTCGATCTCGCTCTTCTATCCGGAGACATTGCCGATCCAATTTCCGCGCCTCGATGGCGGTGGATTGGAGTTCTCGCAGCATTTCAAGGTGGTTTTTACCTGTGATCCGCTCTGAGAGATAAGCAATCGCTTACTTTCTGTTGCGGTTCTGCCACACATGGGGTAAAGTAAGTCACGATTTACTTATTTCCATGTAGGAGACCCACATGACTTCGTCCACGGAGAACGTGAAACTGGGAACCTGTAACATCTTCTTCGACGGTGTGGATCTTGGTCTGACCAAGGGCGGCGTCGAGGTCGAGGTTTCCACATCGACCCATGAGGTCAAAGTCGACCAATTCGGTGAAACCCCGGTTGGCGAGCTGATTACTGGTCGGACAGTGATGGCCAAAGTGCCTATGGCTGAGACCACGCTGGACAACCTGCTGAAGATCATGCCTGGCGCTGAGCTGGTAACGGACGGTGCATTCGCAACCGGCACCGTGACCTTCTCGACCGCGGCCCCTGTGAACGGCGACAAGATCGAGATCCTGGGCCGGACTTTCGTCTTCCGCACCACGCCGAAGACCGAGAACGACATCAAGATCCCTTCGACCATCAACGAAGCTGCTGAAGCGCTGGCTGACACCATCAACAGCGTCGTGATGCCTGCTTACGCCACCGTTTCCGGCGCCGTTGTGACCGTTACCGCTGAAAACCGCAGCACCGGGGATAACGTGGCAATCGTTGCGACCTTCGCAACCAGCGCCAACGTCGCGGCTGTTGGTCTGACTGGCGGTCAGGATATCACCCTGGCGCGCGTTGACGTGCCGACCGGCGTGAACATCAACCTGTTGGAGCAGGCCAAGCAACTGCGTCTGCGCCCGATCGGCACCACTGGTTCGGATGACTTCATTCTGCACAAGGCTGCAACGCCGGGCGGTCTGAACTTCACCTACAACATCGACCAGGAACGGATCTTCAACGCCGACTTCAAAGGCTACCCCGACACCAGCGGCAAGCTGTTCTCGGTGGGTGACGAAGACGCCGCCTAATTGAATTAGCGGGCTGGCTTCGGCTGGCCCGCCGCAACCCTCCCTTCAATTTGGAACTGAACTGAAATGACCAAGGTTATCAACCTGCAGGAACTGGCGCGCAAAGAACCCGATGTTGTCATCGTGACAACCGACGGAGAGCGCCACGAGATGATCCCGGCCACCGTCGAGAGCTTTATCGAAAACGTGAAGCTGGTCGAAGGTCTGGGCACCGCTGCTTCCGTCGTCGATGAGATGGAAGTGATGATCAAGATCATCACCCGGTCTTTCCCGACAATCAGCGAAGCCGAAGTGCGCTCCTGGCCGCTGGAGAACCTGCAATCGATCTCCGACCTGGCCCGGGGCCAGAATGGTGAGCTGGTGACAACCGACGAAGAGAAGCTGGACGAGGCGATCGAGTCGGGAAACGGCTGAAAGGCGATCTGACCTCCGTCGATTTCGGATTTCTTTTCGCCAAGGTCATGCGGGAATACGGGATGGCATTCGATGCCGTCCTGGACACCCCGCTCAAACGGTTCTGGTTTTTGGTCAATCAGATCGACCGGCTCAAAGCGGAGGAGAACCTTCGCCTTCTGCAGGTCACAGGCGCCGCAAATGACGCCGAAGCGATCCAGATTGCTCTCGAAAACCTCAAAAACGAAATGGGCCAGGTCTTCGTTTGGGAAGAACAAGCGCCCTCTGAAATAAGGATCGATCCGGAAACCGACACTGATCCTGAGTTCGACAAAGGAGGCTTGGAGCGCCTGAAAGCTCTGAGCGGGTTGAGAGAAGGACAGACGGTATGAGCGGCATTCGTGTCGAGCTACAACTCAAAGACGGTTCTTTTACGACTGGCATGCTTCGCGCAGGCCAGTCGGTTTCGTCTTTCCGGAAGGAATTGTCGCGGGTTGATCCGCATTTCCGCAAGCTCGACGCTTCCGGCAAGGGTGTCGTTAAAACCGTTCGCAAGGCTGATGTCGTCAGCCGGGACTTTCTGAGCACCCTGCGCGATGTCTCCATTGTCTCGGGCGCGGTCACACTGGCCTTCCGGGGCATCACAGGCACCGCCGGCGGACTGGTCGGCTCCATCACTCAGGTCAATGCCGAGATCGAGCGTCTGAAATACCAGATGCTCGGCATGTCCACGTCTGCCGAACCGATGCGCGAAGCCGCGGCGTCGGTCGAATATCTGCGCCAGAAGGCACTCCAGGTGCCGTTCTCGCTCAACGAGCTGGCAACCTCATTTGTGAAGCTGAAAGCAACCGGCACCGATCCGATGGCAGGATCGCTACAAGCCGTTGCGGACGGTATCGCCGCCTTTGGTGGCACTGACGAACAACTCCACAGGGTAACGCTTGGCCTCGTCCAGATGTCGGGTAAGGGCGTGATCCAGATGGAAGAGATGCGCCAGCAGCTCGGCGAATCCATGCCCAACGCGATGCGTATCATGGCGCGTTCGATGGGTGTGTCCGTCGCTGAGCTGACACAAGCGATCTCGACTGGCCGGGTTGAGGCAGGCGCTGCCCTGCAAGCCTTCTATGCCGAACTGGAGCGCACCTATGGCGGTGAAGCCCAGCGGATGATGGAGACATTCTCCGGTCAGGTTTCACAGCTCAAGGCAAACCTGCAGCTCCTGGCCACCGGCGAGGGGATGAAGGGCTTCTTCGAGGAGCAAAAAGCCGGGCTGATGGAGATCAACGACTTCCTGAAGTCGGATGAAGCCAAGAAATTTGCCAAGGAGATCGGCGAAGCCCTGACTGCGATGGTGCGCGGTATCCGGGTTGCGACCAAGACGATCTACGAATTCCGCGAAGAGATCGGAATGGTGATCTCGGTCGTGGCCGGTGGTGTCGCATTGCGCACCTTCGGACGCATGGCCGCCAGCATGGCGACCTCTGTTCGCTTCGCCACAATGGCGCTTACTGGTCTTGGCACTGAAATGTCGCGTGCGCGCCGGATGACCGCTTTGGGTCTCACTGGCATGAAGACCTTTGGTGTCACTGCACGCACGACCGGGCTGGCCGTAGGTGGTCTGCGCGCCGCTGTTGTCGGGTTTGGATCTGCTGTCACTGCGGCGGCACCCTGGATTGCGATCATCGGCACCGCCATTGCCCTGGCTGCCGACAAGATGGGCATGCTCAGCGACAAGACCGACGAGGCTTATGAGAGCCTGCGGAAATACGGTGCTGAGAGCCAAGAGCAGGCGCAAAGCGTCCTGGCCGCAAAAGAGCTTGAGCTGCGTCGGAAGCTGAATGACGCCGAAAACTCGTTCTTCATCGGCAGCAAGGAAAGCCGTCGGGCGCGCAAGAACGCACTGATCGAAGCACGCCGGGCCGAGCTGGAAGAGTTCATCAAGGAGCGGGACCGCATCCTTGCCAATTCCGAGGAAGACAGCACCCAGCACAGCATCCAGCAATATGAGCGTGAACTGGCGGGCAAACTCCGGGTTCACAACGAGGATTATCGTCAGCGGCAGGTTGTGCTGGATCAGCAGCGCGATCAGGAGCTGGCGCGCACGGCTGAAACTGGCAAGAAATCCTATCAGATCACCGATGAGTTCCAGAAAAAGACGCTGGAAAACCGCAAAGAGCGCTCAGAGGCGATCATTGAGACCATCGATGACGAGCTGGCTCGTCTGAAAGCGCTTCAGGCGGATACGACGCATGAAGACAAGGCGCGTGATCTTGGCCGCCTGATCGACTTCCTCAACGGCAAACGTGTCGAGGCTGCCGAGCAGGCCCGGGCAAATGGCGAGTTCGGCATCACCTTCACGGCAAATGTCGAGAAGGAAGAAGATAAGATCAAGCGCGGCTCGAAGCTGCTTCAGAACCTGCAGGCCAAGGTCAAGGGTCTGTCGGCTGAAATGGCCGGAGCTGGCAGCGAATACGCCAAGCTGAGCTTCCAGATCGCACGCGGCGATTATGGATCGATCGAGCAGGGCGGTGACGCGGTTCGTGAACTGCATGAGGCGCTCCGCGAGGCTGTGGCTCAGAAAGAAGCGCTCGATGCGCTGATGGAAGGCGACCGCAAAGCCTCCAGCGAGATCGAGAGCCTGCGGTTGCGCGTATTGGAGCGTGAGCGCGAGCTCCGCGCCGAGCTTGCCAATGGCGAGATGACCGATGCCGAGAAGTTCCTCTTCCGGCTCAACGATGGCGCCTATAAAGGCCTTGGTCCGCTGGAAAACATCCAGAGCGACATCGAGGGTGTTGGCACAGCGATGCGTGACGATGCTTTCGGGCAAGGCACCCTGTCGGCGATTGAAAAGGTCAAGCGCGCGCTGGCTGGCGTCCGGGATATCGTCACCGGGATCAAGACGGCCGCAAGCGGTGGCATGGGCTTTGCATCGGCTGCACTGGGCTCCTTTGCAACCGGCAATATGCGGGATCTGATCGCAAGCGTGGAATCCAGCAAGGATGGCTATAACGCCACGCTGGATAACGGTCGCTGGACGGGCGGGTCGCAGAACCTGACCTCCATGACCCTCAACGAGATCCTGGCGCTGCAAAAGCAGATGCTGGCAAACCCTGAAAACCGCGCGCTCTACGGCGACGGCTTGGGCTCCTCTGCGCTGGGTCGCTACCAGATCGTCAGCAAGACGCTGCGCGGCCTCATCAAAGAGATGGGCCTCTCGGGCAACGAACTGTTTGACCAGGGCATGCAGGATGCGATGGCAGATCGTCTGCTGGCGCGTCGTGGCGGCAACCTGGTTGGTCTGCGTCAGGAATGGGCCGGCCTGAAGAACGTCCCGGATCACGTCATTCAGGCCGCGCTTCAGGGCTCGCAGGGCATCAATGCAAATGCCGGCACGCTTCCGGCACTGCCTAGCCTGGTGAGCGATCGCCAGGCGCGCACCGAAGAGCTCCGCACTCAGGCGGAGGAGGTGCGAAAACAAGAAGAGGCGAACCGTGAGCTGGAATTCCAGCTTGCGCGCAAGAAAGAGCTGGAACGCCTGATGGCGGAGAAGTCCGGCTCCAGCATTGCGCTCGATGAAGGGGCTGGCAAAAACTTCTCGTCGGTTGTCGAGAAGATCCAAACCGGTCGCCTTGGTGGCAGCCGCGACATCAATGCTGCGGAATATGCCGAGATCCTGAAGATCGCCAAGGAGCTGGACGAGACCGATAAGCGCATGGCCGAGCGCAAGAAGGCCGAGCGTCAGTCCACTGAACAGCTCAAAACGCTGGAAGAGCAGCGCGCCGATATCGCAACGCGGATCGCCGAAGAGCAGGAGCGGGTCAAAGATCCGAACTATGTTGGCCAGAGCAACGAACTGCGCCGGCTGATCGAGGATCTGGATCAGTATGTCGACCGGGTTCGGACTGCTTACGGTGCAGACAGCGCGGCCTATGCAGAGGCGCAGCGCTATCGCAAGCAACTGATCGGTCAGCAGAAAGCTCTTGATGCGACCCAGCGCCAGGCCGGGATCGCCAATGAGGTGCGCGACATTCAGGAAGGCCTGATGACGCAGAACCAGCTCCGGCTGACCCAGATGAAGCGCGACCTTGCACGGATCGATGACTGGGTTGCGGCTGCGCGTGCAGCAGGGCTCAGCGAAGTTGAGATCGTGCGCCAGGCGGAAGAAGCAAAGGAAGCCATCCGGGCCAAATACGGCGCGGAAATGAACCCCGTCATGCAGCAGATGGAGGAGTGGAAAGACTTCTCCGGCAACATGATGCAGGAGGCGACCAACTGGACCGGCACATTGTCGTCGGGCGTAACCAGCCTGATCACCGGAACGGGTGATCTGCGCAGCGTCTTTGGCGGCCTGGTGAACGACATGCTGAGCGCCGTGGTCAGCAACCAGTTCAACTTCCTGTTCTCCTCGATGGCTGGCGGCAAGGCTGCAAGCGGCGCTGCGGCGGCCGGGAGTAAAGGGTCAAAGGCAGCCGGCGGCGCAAAGATGGCTGCTCCGATCCGACACACAGGCGGCATGGCCAACTATCGTGGCGCGCGTCGCATGGTATCGGCCAGCACCTTCGCAAATGCACCGCGCTTCCATACTGGCGGCATCGCAGGTGCGCCGAAGCTGAAACCGAATGAAGTGCCGATCATCGCTGAGAAGGATGAAGGCATCTTCACCAAGGAGCAGATGGCGTCCCTGGCACCGGTTGGCACGGGTGGAATGGGTCCGGTGACGATCAACGCGCCTGTCACGGTCAGCGGATCGAGTGGCACTGCTCAGCAGAACGCGGATCTGGCCGAACGCATGGCCAAGGAGATGGAAAGCACGATGCGCGGCGTGGTTGTTGATGAGCTTCGGAAGCAAGGCCGCCCGGGCAACATGATGAACAACAGACGGCAGGGGGCTCGCTAATGCCTTTGGTGACATTTTCTCCTTCGATCGCGCCCTCTCCGGGCACCAAGATCAATCCGAAGGTCAACCTCTTCGAGGCAGAGTTCGGCGACGGATATACCCAGTCCGCGCCGAACGGCCTGAACCATATCAAGCGTGAGATCACGCTGACCTGGACAGGTCTGACCGAGGCTCAATACCAGGAGCTCGACGGCTTCTTCTTTGGTCGTGGCGGCTACCGGCCGTTCTACTATCAGCCGCGCGGTTTCTCGACGCCGTTGAAGTGGACCTGCAAGGAGTGGTCCGGCACAGATCGCACGCCCTGGAGCTTCGAGGCCAAGCTGGTCGAGCACTTCACCACCGAGACTTGATGGATTTTGGCCTTCCCTTTTTGTAAGTAAGCTGTTACTTATTATTCAAGAGGTGCCAATGTCCATTAAGCAGGAAGTCCAAAAGCTCGCCCCGACTGCGATTGTCAGTCTGTTAACGCTGGATACGACCAGCATGGGCGGCCCTGTTATGCGTTTCGTTCAGTCCAAGAAGACGAATGATCAACCCATCGTCTTCTCTGGCCTGACCTACGAACCCGTCGATGTGAAATTCGAAGGTCTGGAGACCAGCGGGGTAGGGGCCATGCCGACCCCGCAGATCAAGCTGGCCAACACAAACGGCGTGATCCAGGCACTTGTGAACAGCTACGGCGACCTGAACGGCGCAAAGCTCATGCGTGTCCGGACCTTCGCGCGCTTCCTCGATGGTGAGCCCGAAGCTGATCCGAACGCATTCTTCGGTCCCGACCAATACCGCATTGAGCGCAAGACCGATGACAACCCTGAATTCATCCAGTGGGAACTGTCCACGGCGATTGACCAGGAAGGCACGATGATCCCGGGCCGGGTCATCATCAAGAACACCTGCCTGTGGCGCTACCGCTTCTGGGACAAGACCAAGAATGCTGGTGCCGGCGGCTTCGACTACTCCAAGGCGCAATGTCCTTACACCGGGTCGCAAGCCTACGACATCAACGACCAGCCCGTTTCCAATGAACTCGACAAGCCGTCGCGCACGCTGAACTGCTGCCGCGTCCGGTTTGGCGCCGATCAACCTCTGCCCTACGGCGGATTTTTGGGAGTGCCTGATCAATGACCCAGAGCTTTGAGACCGCCTACGCAGCCGCAAAAGAGCACGCACGCAAGGTTTTCCCCGAGGAGAGCTGCGGCTTTGTCGTCGATGGCGAATACATCCCTGTTCAGAACCAGGCGGCCGATCCCGCGGTTCATGATGAAGAGAGCAACACCTGCCCCTGTCGGCTGTGCTCCTTCAAGATTTCCAGCGCAGACCGGGCCAAGTATCTTGGTTCGGCTCAGATGATCCTCCACTCGCACCCCAATGGCCCGGTGTTCCCCTCCCGCCCGGACATGGAAGGTCAGATCGCAACCGCGGTGCCGTGGGGGATCATCGCGCTGGATGAAGAACGCATTGGCGAGCCTGAGATCTGGGGCGACCAGCTGCCGGTTTCTCCGCTGCTGGGCCGCAGCTTCATGCACGGCATTCGGGACTGCTACTCGCTGATCCGCGACACCTTCCGGCTCGGCCGCGAAGGGCTTGCAGAGCAAGATATCACGCAGAACTGGCCGCTCGATCCGATCCTCCTGAAAGACGTGCCGCGCGATGACGCCTGGTGGGACCAGGCTGATGACTTCTATGGCCTGCTGCCGCCGTCTTACGGCTGGAAAGAGATCAAGATGGAAGAGGCCATGCCCGGCGATGTCTTCCTGATCAAAATCCGGTCGCAGAAATTCAACCACGCTGGCGTGCTGGTCGATCAGGATCTGATCATGCACCACCTGCCCGAGCGCTTCTCGCGTCGTGAACCTGCTGGCCTCTGGGCGCGGCAGGCGGGTCGCTGGCTGCGCTACACTGGCGAGGTCACTGCTGATGCGTAAGATCCATCTGCACGGTGCGCTCGCCAAGCATGGCGAGGTGCTGGAGCTCGACGTTCAGACGGCAGGCGAAGCGGTTGTGGCAATCGCTGCCAACTTCCCTGACTTCCTCGAAGATCTTCGGGTCGGCTCCTGGGTCGTTATGCGTGGTGATCCGGATACCGGCATCTGCCTTGATGAGGAGATGATCCCGCATCTGCGTCTGGGTGAAGCGGATCTGCACATCATGCCCGAAGTGATGGGTGCGAAACGAGGCGGTATTCTGAAGGCCGTTTTGGGTGTCGCCCTGATCGCCGTGTCTTTTGGCTCGGCTGCGTTCCTGGCTGCGCCGATCAGCACAACCTTGCTGGGCGCGACCACCTGGGGCAACGCCATTGGTCAGCTTGGCCTGGCAATGACGCTCGCCGGGGTTGCCACGATGCTGGCGCCGGAAACCGAGAGCACCGGCGAAGAAGACAGCAACAAATCCTACACCCTGTCCGGACCTCAATCGACGATGGGGCAGGGCCACGGCATTCAGATCGTCTACGGCGGCCCGGTCATTACCGGCGGCATGATGATCTCCGGCGGCATGGATGCAAACGGCCTCAAGTCTGTGAAGCAGAAGCCCAAGACCCAGCCCACCGTGAGCACCGTTCTACTCAACCCCTTCAATGATGATGACAACGAGAACCGATGAAAGACCATATTGACGAAATCGTCGGTCGCGGTGGCGGCGGCAAGAAAGGTGGCGGTGGAGAATCCGCTGAAAACACGCTGCGCTCCAGCGCAACGGCGCGCATTGTTGAGGCGATCTCGGAAGGTCCGATCGTTGGTCTCATCGATGGGTCGAAGTCTGTCTTTCTGGACGAAACCCCTCTGCGGAACGAATTCAACGGCTGGAACTTCAAAAACGTCTCTTGGCAGCAGCGTCGCGGCACGCCCGATCAGACCCATGTAAACGGTCATGGCGGCGTTGAGTCGCTTGAGACGGTTGAGGTCGAGGTCAAAAAGGCCACGGGCGATGTGACGCGCACCATCAATGATCCGAACGCGGATGCTGTCCGGGTGGTGATCCGGGTCGACTCCCTGTTCAAGATCGATGACGAAGGCAAGGCCCAGGTCAATACCCTGCGCTACAGAATTCATGTGCGGCCTTTTGGCGGCGCCTGGACAACTGCCGTTTACCAGAAGCTGGACCGGGAAAAGACCACGTCCGCCGTTCAGATGGCGCACCGGATCGAACTGCCGCTTGGTGGCCATCCTTGGGATATCCGGGTTGAACGGGTTTCCTCGGATAGCACCGACGACAAGGATCAGAAATCCTTTACCTTTGAGAGCTTCACAACGCTGGTAGAAGGTCGCTTCACCTATCCGCACACCGCGCTTATCGCAATGAAGGTGGATGCGGAGACGGTTGGCTCGACCATCCCGCAACGCGCCTATGAAGTGATGGGTCGCATCATCTCGGTGCCGAGCAACTACGACAGCGAAGGCTCGCGCGCCTATACCGGCGTCTGGGATGGCACATTCAAGCAGGCCTGGACCAACAACCCGGCCTGGATCTTCTACGATCTGCTGGTCAACGACCGCTATGGTCTGGGTGAGTTCATTTCCGATGCCGAAGTCGCATCGTTGAAATGGAAGCTCTACACCATTGGTCAATATTGCGACCAGCTGGTGCCGTCGGGCTTCAAGGATGACAGCGCTCAAGACATCATGGAGCGCCGTTTCACCTTCAACGGTGTTATTCGGAACCGTCAGGAGGCCTATCACGTCCTGGCATCGATCACGACGGCATTCCGGGGCATGGGCTACTGGGCGCTCGGCCAGGTCTTTGCGACCGCCGACATGCCCGCCGATCCGGTCAAGCTGGTTACACCGGCCAACGTCATTGGCGGCCGCTTCAACTATTCCTCGACCGCATCCAAGGCGCGTCACTCGGTTGCCATCGTCAAGTGGAACAACCCGGATCTGTTCTTCCGGACTGACACTGAGGTTGTTGTCAACGATGATGCCCTGCACAAGCTGGGCTGGCGCGAAAAGCGTCTGGATCTGCCGGGTTGCACCTCGCGCGGTCTGGCGCATCGCTACGGCAAATGGGCGCTCGATGTCGAGAACACGGAAACGGAGACGGTCGAATACAAGGCCAGCTTCGATCATATGGACATCGTGCCGGGCGACATCATCTCGATTGCCGATCCGCGCAAGGCGTCGGTTCGCATGGGCGGTCGGATTGTCGCGCACACGGTTGTTGATGGCTCCACCGATGAGATCGAGCTGGATGCGGCTGTCGCATTCCAGAATGGCGAAACCTACAAGATCTGGCTGACCAAGCCCGATGGCACCCTGACAGAGTGTGACATCAGCTCCTACTCGCCGGACATGACGAAGGTGCAGATCGCCACCGAAGCCGTGCGTGCGGAGGCCGATACGGTTTTCGTCATCACCGCGTCCAATCTCAAGCCGCGCCAGTATCGCGTGCTGACGATCAACGAAGCCGAAGAGAATATCTTCCAGATCACAGCCCTGTTCCACGATCCGACCAAATACGCCCGGATCGAGCAGAATGTGAGCTTTGAACCGATCCCTTACAATGTCGATCTGTCGGCCCAGCCGGTGCAGAACCTGACTGTCGATGAGATTGCCTATATCGACGAGAACGGTGTCGCGCGCACCAAGACGCGCCTGTCCTGGAGTGCGCCGAGCGGTGTCATTGTGCGTGAATACGTGGTGCAGGCGGATACGCCGACTGACAAGCTGCAATTCATCACCTCGACCAAGAACACCACGGTTGATCTGACCGATCTGGATCGCGGCGATCATGTCTTCCACATCACCACGGTTGACCGTATGGGTCGCGTGTCCGTTGCGGCCTCGATCCCGCATACCGTAACCGTCTCGGACTCGATCTCGACCGGCGCGGTATCGAACCTGAAGCTGACTGACAGCAATGGCTCGACCGAGTTCTTTGGTCGTGACGTGCGCGTGCAGTGGCAGAACCTTTACCCGAGCGTCTCCGGCGGCCCGGCAGACAAGGAAAATGCCGCGCTCTACGACTTCAACACCGTCAAGGTCTATGACCACGGTAGCAACACGTTGCTGCGCACCGAGATCGTGCGTGGCAACACCTACACCTACAGCTTCGATTACAACCAGCGTGACTGCACGACGGCCGCCCTCTCCGTCGTTGCATCACGCAACCTGCGCTTCGAGGTCACCAATACCTCGAAGCGCGCCAATGTCTCGCCGACAACGACCCTGACGGTCAGCAACCCTGTGCCTTCAGCGGTAGTGCCGGCGATCGCCAAGAGCGGCCACAACCTGAACATCTCGCTGCCGAGCACCGCAGATCCCGATATCCGCGGCATGAAGGTCTGGGTTGAAACCTCAAGCGGCTTTGATCCCAATGTGGCCACGCCGAAATTCGACAGCACAGCCACGTTCGTCACCTGGCCGGGCCTGCCGAACACGACTTACCACATCCGGGCCGGTTACTATGACCACTTCGATGACACGGTAAGTCTGTCGGCGGAAATTTCGGTCACTACAGACAGCACGCTTGTTGGTGTGGCACCTGCAACGCCGACCGGGCTCGCCCTGAGCACCGAGCTGCTCGACAATGGCCGCTCGCGGATCACTGCAACCTGGGACGCCAACAGCGAGCCTTACCTGTCGCATTACGATCTGCTGGTTGCCGAGAATGGCGGCAATGAGATCGGTCACTCGACTGTAACCACCCAGTTTCAATGGGATGTGCTTCCGGGCGCATCGCTCAGCATCCGGGTGCGCGCGGTATCCGACACAAATAAGCCGTCGAGCTACACGGCCGCTGTGGTTCAGTCTGCCGCGAAAGACAACATCGCTCCTGCGACACCGACGGGCCTGACCCTGACTGCTGGTCTGGGCACCATCTGGGCCGAATGGAATGCAAACGTAGAACCGGATCTGGATCACTACGAGGTGTCCATTTTGGACACCAATGCAAATCCCGAGCGCCTGGATATTCCGGCCACGTTTGATGAGGGCAAGGAACAGTGGCGAGAGGCGGGCGTAACCAGCCTGTCGATCACCACCAAGCCGGGCGGGACGATCACCGACCTTCCGGAAGGCAAGTCTCTGCGCCTGTCGAGCCAGAAGATCATCCTGTCATCGGCAACTGCTCTCCCTGTTGACACGACGCGCAGCTACCGGATCACGATCCGACACCGCCTGACTACCGCGCATTCGGTGAATGGAATGGGGCGGATCGTGCCGATCGTTGGTTACTATGACGCCGCCGGCACGCGCATCACGCCGTTCGATCAGATCCAGATCACCGACAACATCGCTCAATCTGCCGACTTCATCGATTACTCGGTGGATTACACACCGCTTGCCACGCATAGCAGCCAGGCAACCGTGAGCTGGAAACCTGCCTTCCATCTGGGCATGGACAGCGGCACATGGGATGCCGGTGATGGCGTTGTGGACATTCTGTCCTTCAAGATCGAAGACATCACCAGCGGCCAGATCATTCTGGATGTGCCTGGCACCGCCCTCGTGCGCTCGGGCCTGCCGAATGCAACCGAGAAGTTCTTCAGCGTGCGCGCGGTCGACACCTCCGGGAATGCCTCGAACTGGACGCCTCTGGTCGCGGCCACCACCGATGACGAGATTTCGGCTATTCCGCCGGATGGCTCGATCACTGAGGTTAAGATTGCCAGTGACGCAATCACGGCTCCGAAGCTTGCAGCTGGTGCGGTTACTGCGTCGAAACTGACATCCGGTGAGCTGATCACCCTGTCGGCTCAGATCAAAGATGCGATCATCACCAATGCCAAGATCGCCAGCCTGTCGGCGGCCAAGCTGCAAGCTGGAACAGCTCTGACAAGCTCGCTGACGGTTGATGGCACTGCGCTGAGCACAGTCGGTCAACGTGCGGCCGATCCCGCTGCGCGGATCAACGGTGTTGCGACCCAGATCGATCCGGGCAAGATCCTGATCTCGGGCAGCACTTCGCTGGCGGACTGGCGTGATGGTGGTGATGCAACCAAGATCGATGGCGGCAATATCAGCGCCAACTCGATCACGGCGAACCAGCTTTCGGTTGGTCTGCGTGGCTTCCGGATGGCCGGAATTGCCTTTGAGGCCAATGCGCCGGTAGACAATGATGTGTCCTGGACGGCGGGCGAGATCCACCGCACCAAAAACGATGGCACGCAGCACATCAACAATATCTCGGCTGGGTCTGCGAGCTGGACCGCAGGAAACCTGTTTGTTTACTGGAACCTGACCTACCCGAATATCCTGCAGGCGACGACGGACCCGTTGGTGGCCTATGGCGATGAAACGGTTGTGGTTGCTATCTACAATGGCGGCACCAATCTGACCACGGATGTCGGCCGCACAATCATCGATGGCGCGTTCCTAAAAACAGAAACCATCGAGGCGCAGCATATCGTGCTGAAGTCGATCACTGGTGATCAGATCGCAAACACCACCATTGACGGCGGCATGATTGTCACGGAGTCGATCGGTTCAACTGAGATTGCCGCACAAGCGATTGAAGCCGACAAGATCAACGCCGAGGCTGTCACCGCCGACAAGATTGCGGCGGATGCGATCAACGCTTCGCACATCGCTGCTGGCGAGGTCACGGCCTCGAAGATCACCGTGGATGAAACCCTGGACATCGATGCTCAGGATGCCGGCTTCCGCATGGACAAGCAAAACGTCGCGGACTTTGCGAATGACGGCGTTTACATGGGGCGTCACCTCGATGGTGGGAACAATCCGTCCTTCGGCTTCTTCATGGGCAGCACCGTCAACGGTGTGGAGCAATATGTCCGCCTAACCAAGGAAGACGGCCTGAAGATCAAGAATGCCGAATACCTGATCGGGTCCGGTATTCACTCCGATACCACCTACACGTCGAGCCAGACAGTCTCCCTGGCCGGTAAGAAAACCTTCTCGGCACAGCTTTACGGTGGTGGCGGCGGTGGTCGCGGCGGCACGGCCTACAACAGCGCTGGTGGTAATAACGGCGGCAATGGTGGAAACACCGTCCTTCAGCTCTATGACGGGGCGGTTCTGAAAGCCACCTGGACTGCGAACGGCGGCGCTGGCGGCTCGTCCACCCACAGCTCGTCCCAGTCGGGCCAGACCTCGTCGTTTAGCCCCTATGGTAACTCCGGCGGCGGCGGCTCAAGAGGTTCGCGGAAACAGCGGACCTGGAATGACCGGCAGGCCTCCTGGGGAAGCTGGCTCTGGACCTACGGTAAGTATGGTGACAACGGTATCAAAGGTGGCACTAAGACCATCTCCAACTATGATATTTCCAGCTTTGCTGATCCCAAGATCGTTGTCACGGTTGGTGGCGGCGGTGCTGGTGGTGCCGGTGGCGGATCAAACGGTGGGGGAACGACAACCGGCTTTAGCACCGTTCAGTATCAAAACTACAAGGGCGGCAACGGCGCGTCTGGTAGCGCTGGTGCGGTAAAAGTTCAGACCTCCGCTGATACGTTCCAGGCTGCCGGGCCTATCGCTGTCAACCCGACTGCGAACGGCACATTTGCTTCAGGCACCGGCGTCAAGAACTTCCCGAGCATTCTGCCGGGGCGTGGCTTCTGGACGATCATTTGCTTTGGTTCGAACATCACGATCAATCCGGGCGCCAATTGGGTCACTGCAAAGGCTGGTCAATCCACGTCGTTCTTCTCCCAAAACACGCCGATAATCCAATCAAGCAGCGCCAACTCGACTGTTTACTACACCTTCAGAGCGATGTGAGGAAACATCATGACCGTAAGTGTCGCGTTCTACGAACCTGATCCGAGCGATCCGACCTCCGGGCCGGTAACGAATACATTCCAGGGAGATCCGAGATTTATCCCTGAAGATGTCTCAACCGTGCCGATCCCGGACAACCTGGTGCTCACAGACGTTCGTATGTGGGGTGTTCAGAGTGGCCAGCTGGTCAACGTGCCTTATGTGATCGATCCCGTCGAAGTGAATATGGAGCGGGATCGTCGCGTTGCGCTCGGCAAGGCGTTTGATCTGTCCACCTATGGCTACTCGACACCGATCCCGGTTGGTGGTGACCCGACCACGCAGACAAACCTGCTGGGTCTGGCGCTTGCCGTGATTATGCGAAACCTGCTGCGTGATACGAACTTTCAGAACCTTCTGGCATCAGATCCGACGATGACGGAATACCGGGATGAGGTGAACACGACCCACTCGCTCAACTCGCTCCAGATGGCGATGCTATGGAGCCTGGGCGCGTCTTATGTCTCGGATGTCTTCCAGCATTCCTGGCCGCTGAAGGAGGGCACGATCCCGGAAGACTATGCAGATGACGCAAACTGGCCGAGCCAGGCTTAGGGTTGTCAGATTCCGTCTAATGTAGTAAGTAAATGCTTACTGATATTCTTGGAGAATGGTATGACGACCCCAACGCCTCCTGCAGTCACTCTTACCCAGCCGCGGATCGCGTTCCTGATGTCACTGGTTGCATTGGCGGGGCTCGTCTACACGGGCACCAACAAGCTGGTCCGCACCCAGATTGAATTCGAAGCCCTCAAGGAGTCCTACGTGGAGCTCAAAGAGGGTCAGGACGCCCTGAAAGACGAAGTGAAGTCGCTGCGCGACACGGTGGATGGAGAAATCCGCCACATGACGCTGGCGATCAATCGCCTGACCGACACTCTTGAAGTCACGGTAGGGGAGGCCACCCAATGAGCTTCTTCTCCCGTATGAAACGCCGCGCTCGCAAGAAAGAGCGCCTTGTTCTGCCTCTGAGCTGGATGCCGCGCGCCCCGATGCGCCGCATTCACCTGCACTGGACGGCCGGCAGCTATGTCGCCTCATCGCTCGACAGAGAGCACTATCATTTCCTGGTCACCTTCGAGAACGGCAAGCCCGAGGTCGTCCGCGGCCAGCTCCCGATCGACGCTAATGTGCCGCCCCTGGTCGAAGGTGAATATGCCGCGCATACGCGCAAGGCCAACAGCTACGCCATCGGCATCGGCATCTGTGCCATGTCCGGGGCGAAGACACAGCCGCTCATCGGTGGCAAATACCCGGTCACCAAGGCGCAGTGGGAAACCGCTGTTTCGCTGATCGCGGCCCTGGCACATCGCTACAACATCCCGGTCACCGAAAAGACCATCCTGACCCATGCCGAGATCCAGCCTAATCTGGGGATCTGGCAGCGTGGCAAATGGGATATCGCCTGGCTGCCGTTCTGGACCAAAACCATGTCGGCCAAGGCCGTCGGTGACAAGCTGCGCGCCGAGGTGAAAGAGCTTGTCTGAGGATCAGACACAAGAGAAGTCCAAGCGGACATTCTCGAAGCGTCTGATCGTGGCCAATATTGCTGCGGCATGGGTGACGCTGGCGGTCAGCTTCTTCACGAACAACGTGGAAGCGATCATCACCCATGTCTTCAGCTTCGTGACCGTCAATGTCGGGATCTACGCCGGCATCGGTCACATGGACTACCGCAAAATCCTCGATGTCACAGAACGCGCTGCTGAGCGCTTAAAGGAGCGTTGATGCGTCTGATACTGCAAAAGATCACGGTCGTGCTCCTGTGCGCGTCTCTCGCAGCCTGTAGCCCAGGCCAAGCGCTCAATCTGCTGACAGGCGGCGGGCCGAACGTCGCAGCGAATGTTCAGGCAGGCAAAACCAACACCCAGACGATCGGCACGACCAAGGTGACTGAGCAAAAGCTGGTCCGGCCACAGGCGCGCACGGTTCGTCAATCGAGCGACACCAATTCGGTTCAGGCCGAGCAGGTTCAGCAAGTTGTGGTTAACGAAGGCGCGCCCTGGTCGCTGGTCTACGCACTGATCGCACTTTGCATGGTGTTTCTGGCGCTACCCCGGGCAGATCAGATCTGGAGTGCCTTCAGAGAAGGAAATCAAGACGGACGGGACGCTTCCCGGAACCGTCTCTCTACTAATTAAACATCTTCTATAGAAGGTATATAGAATATGAAGAAAGACGGTTCCGGAAAGACGCGCGAGCAGGAATTTGCGGACATCTACAATGATGTGAAATCCTATCCTCACATCCGGGATGTCGCTATCGCTTTGGGACGCTCATATCAGACCGTCCGAAACTACGCGACGATCCTACGCGGCCGGACCGAGAAAGACCCCAATGTGCCGAAGCTGGTCTCACGCGCAGCGCCTCCGAAAAAGAAAAAGAAGACCGAGATCCCGCGGCTCTCGACCGAAGACCTGGCCCAGGTGCGCGCAACCGAGCTGTCCAATGACATGCACCGGCTGTTTACTGATACGCTCTATCCGGTGACGAACCCCCAGGCCATGCAGATTGTGCCGGCCTTCACGTATCGGGCGAACAAATACAACGGTCGAAAAGTTAAGATCGAGGGTGCGCCACGCACCTGGTTGAGCGACACTCTTCGGGTAGCGCCGGTCGAAGACGCGCGTAACCGTGTTTTCATCTTCACTGGCGCTCAGAATGACACGCCAATTCACGCACCATTCTGGCGTAATCTGAACGCTCTTGCGGACGAGCTGGACGCAGACATCGTTGTTGGTCCTTGGACCTACGAGACCAACTGGTGGATTGAGAATAACCCGGCCAGTCGCAGTTATGACAACGCCATCTCAGATCACCTGTGTTTCGGCCAGATGGAGATCGGCAAGGAGTTCGTGTTCTGCGGCGAGATGAACACGCTGCCGACCGCAGCCAGGCCGATCAACGATCTGACCACCTATACACGCGGCCGCTGGGGTGTGTTCCCGCATGCACGCATTCAGCTCCTGTCGGTTCCGGCGATCAATCCCGCCGAACAGGCCTTTCAGATCATGACCACGGGCTCTGTGACTATTCCCCAGGTGATCCCGCGCAAGGCCGGTATCAAGTCGATCTCGCATCACACCATTGGCGCCACCATCGTCGAGTTCGACGCAGAGGGCGATTTCTTCTGCCGTCAGATCATTGCCGAGGCGGACGGTTCGTTCCAGGATCTCGATACCGTGGTTAGGAATGGACGCGTATCCCGCGGTAATCCTATCGAGGCCCTTACAACCGGCGATTTGCACCTGGCGAAGCTGGGGTCGAAGAACGCGCTTGCGACCTTTGGCTTTGACTATCGCACGGGCCAGACCCGAACCAACTCTTTGCTGGAGAGCCTGAAACCCGAATGGGTCTTCCTGCATGACATTCACGACCACGAAAGCCGAAATCATCACCATAAGGACGATGTAAGTCACGCTTTCGAAATGGCTTATCGTGGTCGTGAATCCGTGCGGGAGGAGGTCGATCGCTCAGTCTCCTTCCTGCAGCAGATCCGCGGCCGGGTGAAGAATGTCAAAGTGGTCGAGTCCAATCACGACCTGGCATTGGAGCGCTACATCCGGGAAGGCCGCTATCGCGGCGACGGGATCAATCACGTCTTCGGGCTGGAGCTCGACAAGGCCTATCACGAATGGCGTCAGCGCGTTGCTGATGACCTTGATGCAGAGCTGTCACCCGAGAAGTTCTCGCTGCTGGAATGGGCGGTCAGAAATCAGTCGGCCACCGACCTCGATCACGTCAGCTGGGTCTATGACAACGACAGCTTTATCCTAAACGGCGTGCAGCTCGGCTTTCACGGCTTCCGGGGTGCAAACGGCGCGAAAGGCACGATCACCGGCTACGCACGGATGGGCAACAAGATCACCATTGGCGACAAACACTCGCCCCAGATCCTCGATCTCGTCTACTGCGCCGGCGTCATGGAGCTGGAGCACGGCTATAACAAAGGGCCGAGCGGCTGGGCTGTCTGCCATGTGGTGCAATACCCCAATGGACACCGGACATTGGTGACCATGAAGAAAGGAAAATGGCGCGCAAATTTTTCTGCCTAAAGTGATAAGTCAATACTTACTTATCTATTCGGAATGAGGTAGATTCCTGTAAAAGACCACCTCTCAAACGGAGACGAAATGCCCAAGAAGCGCGCCGCCAATCGCCAAACAAGACAGGAGCGGCGTGCTGATCGCCGCAAAGACAAGAGAGGGCAGGGGCACGACAAGCCCAACTTCCACGACAATGAAAACCAGCCGCCACGCAAGGGTGTAAAACCCTGGCCGGATGATAAACCGATTGTGCCTCTGACCGAGCGCCAAGCGGATTACGATGATGCGTTCCAAACCCACAAGATCGTCTTCGGCGTAGGTCCGGCTGGAACCGGCAAGACCTGGTTTGCGATCATGCGCGCCTCTCAGGCATTGAACCGCGGCGAGATCGACAAGATCGTCCTAACCCGGCCGGCGGAATCGGCTGAAGAGGAGATGGGTCACCTGCCGGGTGAGCTGGAAGAGAAATACGACCCCTATCTGCGTCCCGTGAAAGAGGCGCTGGAGGAGTATTTCGGCACCGGCCATCTCGAATACCTGCTGCGCAACAAGATCGTTGAGGCAATTCCGCTGGGCTTCATGCGCGGCGCGACCCTGAAAAACGCCTGGGTGATCGCAGACGAGATGCAGAATGCCACCAAGGGTCAGATTAAGATGTTTCTGACCCGGTTCGGTGAGAACGCGAAGTTTGTCGTCAATGGCGATCCCAAGCAGGTCGATATCGACGCTTACAAGTCCGGTCTGATGGATGCGGTCCAGCGCACAGCCCATATCGACGCGATCAAATTCATCCAATTCACCAAGGATGACATCGTGCGCGAGGGTCTCGTCCAAGAGATTGTCGAAGCTTACGAAGAAGCCTGACGGGAAAAACGAAAAACCAACTCTGCGCTGCTATAATTGAGACATGCAGCGCAGAGGAAGAAACGTGATCCGGACCTATTTCATGATGTTTGATGCAGATGCAGAACGGGAACTGTCCTTTGAGGACGATCTTGTTATGCAGATGCACGTCCCTAAAAAGCTACAGGGGTTCGATCCCGACTTGTTTCAGACCAAGTGGTTTGATTATCGTCGCATGACACCGGTTCAGGCGACATGCGCTTATATTAAGGCCTATACGAAGGTGTATCGGGAGATTTATGCCCGTGACATCGATCATGAACGGGCTAAGCATGTGCAGCCCACGACAGTCACGGGTCTGTTCGCTGCGCTGGCCAATAATGATGCGAAGGCCAAGCGCAAGCTCTCCGGGTTCTGGCGCGGCCGTCAGGTGGCCGATGCACTCGGTATGCCCTATGAGCTCTACATCGAGCACGCCTTTACCTATCGCATGAGACGCTGGCAGCGCGCCTACCTGCCGCAGCCCGAACACCTCTACCACGAGTTCGACGTGGAGAAGATTCAGGAGCTGTGGGAGGAGCTGCAAGCTGGTCGCCTCTACCTGCCGGAAGACCCGGCCTTCCTGGTCCAGAACTACCAGGACATTCCGTATCAGAACGACTTCCATGAGTGGCTGTTCAAACAGGCCAAGCTTCGGGGAGACGAGGCCTACACGCTGGCCAATTTGATAGAAAAAGACCTGATGCCGATCGACAAGGTTGCCAACCGGATCGAGCCCAGCCTTTACGAGCGCGTCGAGAGTTACCTGCAGTAACCCGTCGAACGCGCTGCTATACTTAAACAAGCGCTTATTTTTTTTCACTCATGCAGTAAGTAAGCGCTTACTTCACCAGAGGAGACGCCCGTGTCGGAAGCGGAAGCAACATATGATTTTGACGAGGCCTTTCAGGAGCGCATTGCAACCATGCTGGTGCGCGACACCACCTTTGCACTCAGAGCAAAGGATCTGGTGAAGCCTGAATACTTCACGACAGAGGCGGCCCAAGCCCTTGTGCGCGTCACCCAGAACCACCTGAATGTCTATCGCACAGCGCCCGATGTGTCGCTGATGCCGATGCTGATCAAAGACGCGCTCACGGCCAAGCAGATCCGCAAGGACACCGTGCCGGAGATCAAGGAGCTGCTGCGTCGGGTGATGCACGGCAATACGGCCAATCCCGGGTTCGTGATCGATCGGGTTGCTGACTTCGCCAAGCACCAGGCGATGGAGCAGGCCATTCTCGAAAGCGTCGGGCTGCTGGAGAAGGGTGATTTCGGCAAGATCGCTGAGCGTATGAAGTCGGCCCTGGCTGTTGGCGATGTCAATGAAGGCGAGGATTACGACTTCTTCAAAGAGGTCGAAAGTCGGACCCAGAAGCGCGAGGATATCGCCGCCGGCAAGATCGTCAAAAACGGCATCACCACCGGCTATTCCGGGATCGACAAATATCTCTATCACGCCGGATGGGGCCGCAAAGAGCTGTCCTGCATCATGGGGCCTGCAAAATCAGGGAAGTCGCTCTCGCTCGGGGATTTCTGCAAGAACGCCTCGCTGGCGGGCTACAACGTCCTCTACGTGTCTCTTGAGGTGGCTAAGGAGATCATCGCCGAGCGTGTCGATGCGGCCATGTCCGACACCATGATGCGCGAGATGCACAAGAAGCCGCAGGACGTGAAGGCAGCTATTCAGAAGGCGGAGACCGGCGCAGGCATCTTCAAGCTACAGGACCGCGCGTCAGGCACCATGAAGCCGTCACACCTGCAAAGCATGATCGAGAAATACCGCTCTGACGGGATCATCTTCGATCTGATCGCTGTGGACTATGCCGACATTATGGCTGCCGAATATCGCTCCGATGATCTGCGCGAGAACCTGCGCACCATCTACATCGATCTCCGCGCCCTGGCTCACGAATACAACATCGCCATGCTGACAGCGACCCAGACGAACCGAGATGGCGCCAAGTCTGTGACCGCCAAAGCGACCGACGTTGGTGATGACTGGAACAAGGCGCGCACCGTGGACATTCTGATCGGCCTGAACGCGACCGATGCAGAGAAGCGGGCAGGGGAGGCGCGTCTCTACTGGGCTCTGTCTCGAAACACCGAAGATGGCTTCACCGTCCGGATCAAGCAGAACCGCGAAAAGATGCAGTTCCTCACCGAAGTCGTTGGGAAAGAGTAATGCACGTCCTGGTCTGCGGTGGGCGAGATTACAAGGATCGGTCGAAAGTTTTCGCTGTCCTTGATCTCGTCCACAGCCGCCGGCCGATCACGCACGTCATTCACGGTGAAGCGGAAGGTGCTGACACGTTCGGAAGGGAATGGGCCGAGGCTAGAGGCGTCATCGAAAAGGGACATGAGCCGGACTGGGATCTCTACGGAGGGTTTGCCGGAAATGTCAGAAACCAATGGATGCTGGACCGCGAACGGGTCGATTTGGTGATCGCCTTCCCGGGCGGCCCAGGCACCAGAGATATGAGAGGTCGGGCCAAAAGGGCCGGCAAGCCAGTTTTGAGGGTGAAGTAATGAGCCGACTTTCATTTGAGGAGATCGAGGAGGAGCTTGACCTGGAGTTCTTCCTCGACCGCGAGAGTATCCCGTTCAAGATGGGTCGCGGCGTCTCCGGGATGCAGTTCAACATCAAGACCTGCCCGTCCTGCGGTGACTCCCGCTGGCGCACATATATGGGCGAAGAAACCGGGCGCGGAAACTGCTTCGTCTGTGGCGAAGGGTTTAACAAGCTCAAATTCGTCCACGCGCATCTGGGCAATGACAAATGGGGGCCGACCATGTCGGTCGTCAATGAATTGCTGCATGAGCAGGGTTGGCGGCCCAAGCGTAAGGCGATGGCAGCCACGTTTGACGACGAGGTAGAGCTGCCCGCCTCGACACCCTTGCCGACAGAGGATGGGCAGAACCTGGTCTATCTGGAGCAACGGGGCTTCAACGGCGAGATTTCACGCTATTTTGGGCTGCGCTACTGCCAGTTCGGCTGGTGGAAATTCAAGAATGACGACAACACTCAGGGAACGCAGGATTTCTCCAATCGCGTGATCATTCCGGTCTACGATCTGGACGGCAAGCTCAAGACGTTTCAGGGGCGCAGCCTGCTCAAGGAGCACCCCACTAAATACCTGTTCCCGAAGGCATTGCCTGGCACCGGGCGCTATCTGCTGAACGGTCACAATGTCATGGCCACAGACAGCGCCTGTATGGGCGAAGGCGCCTTTGACGTGGCTGCAATCAAGGTGGCCTTCGATGAGGATCATGATCTGCGCAGCGTCGTGCCGGTCGGCTCCTTCGGCAAGCACCTGTCGTATGGCAGCCAGGAAGGAGATGACCAGCTCGGCCGCTTCAACCGCCTCAAACAGCGCGGCCTCAAATTCCTGACGATCATGTGGGACGGCGAGGAGAAAGCCCTAATTGCAGCACTCAATGCCGCCAAGCTGCTGACCGGAATCGGCCTGACCGTCCGGATCGCGCTGCTGCCGCATGAGAAAGACCCGAACGAGGTCACGCCGGACGTGGTGCGCAAGGCTTACTATGAGGCTACCACCTGGACTCCGGCGATCGATGTCAAATGGCGGCTGCGCAATCCTTATCGGAGGGCTGCGTGATGGCGATTTCAAAGATACCAATCGTGCCGTGGGACAGGGTGAACATGCTCTCGTCCAACCACGGGCAGCCTAACTGGTTTAGCAGTATATTTTTCAATGATGTCAAAACCATATCAAACACAACCCAAGAGACAACCGAGAGTTTCCGTCAGCTATCCGCAGTGCAAACTGCTATAAGTGAAGAAACGCGAAAAGAATTCGCAAGCACCATTCGAAAGAACGTCGAAAGACACATCGAGGAGGCCGTTTTAGGTCCGGCTCCCAAGGAGAAAGCTATGCCTGCAAAGCAACTGGTATATCCGATCACAGTCGAGAGTGTCTCGCTGGATCACAAGGGCGGAACCAAGTCCTATCACCTCAAGCTGGTCCACTCTAAGAGCGGCAATTCCCTGGTCATCTATCGCTGGGGCAAGACAGGTGAGTTTGGCTCTGTGAAGGTCGAGAAGTTCGTCTTTGCCGAGGAGGCCAGCAAGGCTTTCGAGAAAAAGATGACCGAGAAGATGCGCAAGGGCTACGCGGTCAATTCAAAGCACGATCCTGCGCCCAAGACGGCGGATGATTTCGCTGATCTGCGCAAGCTCGTTGGAAGCCCGGTTATGAGCAAACTGCAGGCGGACGAGCTCAAGCACATCGATCCCGACGCCGACACGAAAGGCATGCGCGAACGCGAAGATCCGCGCTTCACTGAGGATGGCAAGTGGGATGCAGACGCCGCGGACAGACGTGCGCGTGAGAAGCAGGCAGAAATTCGCAAGGCCCAAGAGGAGGCTAAGCGCAAAGAGGAGCAGGAAGCTCAGCAAGCCTACGCCAATGACCCTAACTTCGGAGCATTTTGATGGGATATCAGACACTCGCAGATGACAACCAGTTCCGGTTCAAATGTCCGATCTTCGGCGCTGAAACTAAGATGTCCTCGTGCATCAAGCTTCGCACCCTGTTCTGGAAAGGCAGACGCCCGGATCAACGCAAAGGCTGCCAGGCCTGCATGGAGGCCGGTAAGTGCCCTGCCGCGGTGATTGCGCAGCGTATGGCCCTGTCCAATCCTCGCAACCCTGTGGCTGATGAATACGGCTCCACAACGTCTGTCATGGGCAAGCTGCGGCAGGACATCCTCGCGCGCATCCTGCCGACGATGGTGATGCCCGGCCTGCTTACCCGACACGGCGTCTCATCCAAAGAGGCTGCCGCGATTGAAACCGCCAATGATCGCATCCGCGCCATGATGGGCTCTGCTCCTGCAGGAACCACCGGCACCAAGGCCACGATCAAAGGCAAGACGCGCAAGAACCGCAAGCTGGTCAGCCCGAAAGCGACGACGCCGGAAGCGACACAAGCCGCGCCGAGCAAAATTGAGAAAGCCGCCGCAACCGGCGATCTCTCCGCAGCGATTTAGAGGTGGCGTTCTGGGAAGACGCAGCTGTTATCCTGACGATTTTCGCGATCGTTGCCGTGATGGTTAAGAGATCAACAAGTGGAAAGAAATAGATGAACGCAAGCGATGTAATTGCAACGATCCGGGATATCGAGATTGTTCCGGGTCGTAATGAGAAAGCCGAGCTGCTGCGCAAGCTGGTGGGGTCCGATCTGGGTCGCTGGGTTGTTCAGATGGCCTACGATCCCTTCAAGACATGGGGTTTGAAAACACCACAGCTCAATCAGATCAAGGGCGGCGATAACATTGTCGAATTCCAGCGCCATTTGATTGAGCCGTTACTGCTAAGCCTGTCTACGCGAGAGACTACTGGCAATGACGCTCAAGAGAAGGTGATGCAGGTATTCCAGATCCTCGACGATGACGGTCGTGATCTGCTCTACCGCATTCTATCCAAGGATCTGAAATGCGGCATCGGTGAAAGCACGATCCTGCTGGTCGCGCCGAACCTGATCCCGTCCTTTGCGGTGATGCGCGCACAGCCCTATGAGGAGCGGCACGTCAAGAAATGGCCGATGAAGGGCGAATTCAAGCTCGACGGGCAACGCAACGCCTTTCTCTGCAAAGAGGGCAGTGGCGCCTTTTTCACGCGCTCTGGCAAGCATGTCGCGGCCCTGGACTTCTTTGTGCCGAACCTGCTCAAGGTCGCAAAGCAGGCCGTGGCGGTCGATCCCGATCTCGCGCATGTCCTGCTGGATGACGACGACCGGCTGAGCTTCATGCTGGACGGCGAGGCTCTGATGGGTCTGTTCGAGGAGACAGGCGCGCTGCGCCGCAAGGACGTGGATGCGCGCGGTGCTGAACTGCATCTCTACGACATCCTACCCTTCCGGGACTTCGACGCCACAGGCAGCGTTGGTGGGCCGCTCTGGCAGCGCCGGAACGCCCTGCAGCGCTTCGTCCGGGCCGCTAAGTCGATCCTGTCTGAAACGGACACGCCGGACATGATCCAGATGGTGCCGCAGTATTTCCTGAACAGCGATCAGGAGGTGCAGGATCTCTTTGCTCTGGCGCGCAGCAAGACGCTGGCCTCTTATTTGGCGCGTGGTGACGCTCAGCGCGAAGCCGAGCTGCTGAAAACCACGATCGACAAGGCCACGGGCAAGCCCAAGGTGCTCGAAGGCGTCATGGTGAAAAACCCTGAAGGTCTCTACGACAAGAAGAAGTCGCGCGGCTGGCTCAAGGTGAAAGCCGAGGAGACCGAAGACCTGCCTGTGGTTGGAGCCTTCCCGGGTGAGCCTGGCACCAAATACGAGCATTGCCTGGGCGGCCTGATTGTGGACCGCAATGGCGTCGATGTGCGTGTTGGTGGTGGCTTCACAGATCAGGAACGCGAGGCGCTGTGGCAGGACTGGCAGGATGTGATTGCCAAGCCGCATATTCCCGAGCTGCTGCGCGGCGCTAAGCGTGGCGGCCAGGTGATTGTCGCGGATGTGCCCGAACACCCCACCGATCTCTGGGGTCGCCTGATCGAGGTTGAGTTTCACGAGGTTACGCCTGACGGATCACTGCGCCATCCGCGCTTCATCCGTTTCCGTGACGACAAGCAAGGGGAGCAAGAGGCCGCATGATTGAGGTTTTGGCCAGGCTGATGAAGCGAGAGACTCCGCAGGAGCGCAACATTCGCCTGGCTAAAAACGACCGGTGGCGAGAGGAGAATTGCTTCCGACCGCCGTGTCACGAGCCGGGCGGGGTAGGGATTTGCCCTGACTGTGGTGAGAAAGAGCTTCGGCACCGTGCCGAAGGTGGCGCGACCGTAATTCTGGTCTGTCGAAGCTGTGAGAAAGGGTTTTATGTATGACCTACGACGAGTGGTTTAAGAAATACGAGCCGCGCAAGAACATTTACAACGGCAACGCCTCGTTTGATGGCTGCATGTTTGAGACCTTCGGTAATGAGGTCGAGTATGTGCGGTCGAAGCCGAGCGAGCTGGTTTGGACCTGGGTCGATGACGGCGAGCATTCGGCGATCACCAACGGTTTCATGACCGTGAACCGGCAAGGCTATTTCATCGCTTCTAAGCCTTATGACGAGGCTGAACCCTTTACCGACATCGATCTGAATGAGGATGAGTAACGAGTGATCTGTTGGTGAGTGATGGCGAGGGACACGTTCTCTCGCCATTTTAGGGTGTTAGATTCGAGTTAATATACGTGTTACGCCTGTGGATTGTTCGGATTCGCTCAGTTTCTTCAATTACTTACGCCATACCCCCGTGTGTAAAGTGGTGATTCCGTGTGTGCAGAGTGGTGATTCTGCGTGTGTAAAGTGGTTGTGGTAAGTAAATATTTACATTATCGGCTTGCGCAGATCGTTTTGATCCTTCATATGGCGCAAGAACCGTGTGTGAAGTGTCGTTTCTGCCTTCAACCGTGTGTAAAGTGTCGTTTTAGACCCCATGCGTGTGTAAAGTGTCGTTTCTGGCACTAACCGTGTGTGAAGTGTCGTTTTTCTCCTTGGCGTGTGTGAAGTGTCGTTTTATGGTCGACCCGTGTGTGAAGTGTCGAAAGGATTCGCCGTGGCCAACGACTACCCACTCTTACCTGATCGTCATCCGCAGGGTGACTTCTTTGTTTGCGATATATTTGACGCCGCTCCGAAAGGCGACATTGCCAGTATGGAGCATCCGATCTTCTCGCTTTCGACAAAGCCAGACACACGACCCCGAAAATACGAACACAACGGCGTCACCGTCGAGATCAAGCCATCAACGGACGGCCTGGCAACGGTGCATGACCGCGATATCCTGATCTACTGCATCTCGAACCTCATCCGGGGCATGAACGAGGGCAGGGAGCCGCAACAGGTTGTCAGGTTCCACGCCTCGGACTTGCTCAAGGCCACCAACAGAATGACCACCGGTCGCGGCTACGACCTGTTGAAGTCGGCAATGGAGCGCCTCACCGGAACGAGGATCTCGACCAACATCACCACGGGCGGCCAGGAGGTGTTCGAAACCTTCGGCTTAATCGACCGGGCTAGGATCGTGCGCGAGACGCGCGACGGGCGCATGCAGGAGATCGAGGTCAAGCTGAGCGACTGGGTTTTCAATGCGATCAGAGCGCAAGAGGTTCTCACGCTTAGCCGCGAATACTTCCGGCTTAGAAAACCGCTAGAGCGCCGCATCTACGAGTTGGCTAGAAAGCACTGCGGTCATCAGAAAGAATGGGTGATCGGTCTAGCGACATTGCAGAAGAAATGCGGCTCCGGTTCGTCCTTGAGAGAGTTCCGAAGATTGGTCTCTGCAATCGCCTCTGAGGATACCGAATACAACCATATGCCTGACTACGAGATCCGCTTTGACGAGAAGAAAGATAGGATGCTTGTTAGAAGCAAGGGAACGGTTTCTCACAAACTTGTAGATGAGGTGAAGATACCGCCACTCGACCCAGAGGTTTACGAGATGGCGAGAGAAGCAGCTCCCGGATGGGATGTAAGAGTAATCGAACAAGAGTGGCGTAGTTGGGCTACCGAACCACCAAGGAATCCGGAAATGGCATTTCTGGGTTTTTGCCGAAAATGGTTCGAAAAGAGAGGTCGCCCGTAATGACCCATAATTGAGATTATGTTAAGTAAGCTAAGGGTAATGTATTCCTTACTGGCGATAACCTGCTGAAATTAACTATTAAAACCCCTGCTTGACGTGTGGTCATGTTTGAGGAAAAGTAAGTAAGCAAATAATGACTTTTTTTCAGGAAAATGAGTTTTCCCGTTTAAGTTAGTCTATAACGAATATACAGACTTTTTCGAAATTGGCTAACACACGAAACAATGGAAGCAGTAGAACCGAATGAATACTCGGAGGGGAATAATGACAGAAGGTAAACAGCTTTCTCGGTTAGCGGTGCTTATAGGTAACCGTGTTGAGGAGCTAAAAGGAATTAAGTCGCAGGGAGACATAGCGCGCGCCGCTGGTTACCCGAATGTGAACATGATCTCTATGATCAAACAAGGACACTCTAAGGTTGCGCTTGATAAAGCGTCCGCTCTTGGTCGCGCACTAGAAGTTGATCCGAAAGAATTCATGCTCTTGGCGCTTGAGCAATTCTACTCCCGTGAGGTCACCGAGCAGATCCTCAAGGATCTCGGACTAAAGATCAGAAAATAGATCAAGCCGAGAAACGAACCGCTATAGCTGACAGGCAACCCACCTGTCAGCGATGACTTTTGAATCTACCACTAACCCCAGAAGGAACTTCTCATATGTCATCAACCAATGCCGTAAGAGACGATATGAAGCGCGGTCACGAAAGCCTGGAGCAATACGACGCCGCGGTCATGGTGATGGGCCTGACCAACTGCATCAAGATCGAACTCGAAGGTGTGGATATCGTTCGCGGATATCATGAAAAGCACGGAAACGTGACGCTGGTTATGCCGGCTGCTGGGCAATCTTGCCTTTTGTATCCTTTTGAAAAGTAGTGCGTTTTTTGTTACTTTGAATAGTAAGTAAGCACTTAGTTATGGCAAGCGAGGGCACATGAGACGCGAGATTGCAGAACTCCGCGAGGTTGTTCAGAAACTGGTTCCGCTGCTGGCGGGCAAAGGCTTGAAAGTGACCCAGCGTGGCTCTCAGGCTTACGTCAAGACGGACCCGGTTACGCGCAAGCCCGTCATGGTCAATATCCCGAATATCCCGGACACGGCGTCAGATAGCTTCATCCGGGCTGTTCAGGGCTTCATTGACCACGAAGTCGCTCACGTCCTCATCACCGACTGGAACTTCTACGCAGGGGCTCCTACCCCTTCCGAGCTCCGTAAGCCCGAAGTCCAGAAGCTGATGAACTGCCATAACATCATCGAGGATACGATGATCGAGCGGGAGATCGTCAAAATCTTCCCTGGCTCCAAAAAGAACATTGCCGATTTGCGTGAACACTTCATCCGCAAGGTCACCAAACCGGCAATGCTCAAAGCTCGCTCTCCGCAAGAGGAGCTGAGCTACCTGATGGTCCCGGCCATGCGCGCACTCGCAGGGCATGTGGAATTTCAGGAATTCATGGATGAGAACAATTACTGGGATCATTCCGAGATCAAGAAGCTGGTTGAAGGCTTCCGGTCTGAAACCCTTGAAGATTTGAAAACCTGCGCGACCACCGAGCAGACGCTGGAGATCGCCCGGGAGCTTTACGACATCCTCTATAAGCCGAAGCCCGAGGAGCCTGAGCAAGAGCCTGAATCCGGCCCGAGCCAGGACAAGCCCGAGAAAGAGGCTGGCGAAGGCGATGGTGATGGCGAGCGCGATCACTCCAAGCAGGAGGAGAGCGACGACGAAGGCAGCGAAGGAGATGACGGCAAGGCGGCCGCTCCCGAGCAGGACGAAGGTGATCAGAAAGACGACGACGGCGAAGAGGCCCAATCGGGTGGCGATGCTGACGACGAGCAGGAAAAGGAAGATGGCGATGACGGTGATCAATCTGATGGAAGCTCGGAAAAAGAGGACGGAGAAGGCGACGACGACTCCGACACCTCTGACGACGGATCGTAAGCGTTAGCTGGATGGCACCAGCGGATTAGCTTGACGGCGCAAATTTCCACGGCAGAAGGTCGTCAAGGCGGCTTTGCGGGTGGCCGTTGGCGATTGCTGAGAGGGTGGCCTTGAGATAGGC